TGAATCATACCATAGTTACCAGTTCCACCAGGAAACTTAATAACTACTGGTCCACTTGCACCACCACTAGCTCCCCAAACAGCATAAGGTCTACCAACTAAATTATCCTGATCAATTCCTGATGCTATACTTAAGTTTCCAAATACTTGTGTATTTCCGGATCCACCTTCTACACCAAATAACTTAGTCCATCCATTTGAATATACACCAAAGGCTGAAGTAGTATCAACGTGCCAACCAAATGAACTTCTACCAAATACACCTCTTGTAGTTGATGCTTTAATAATATAGTCATTAGAACCAGGAGCAAATGTAATTGCATTATAATCATCAGCATTAGCAGTACTGTATCTAAGTGTAATATTACCTGTCATAGTACCTCCAGAAAGAGGTAATTTTGATGAGTCTGTAGCTGATCCTGCACTATCGGCATAACGAGCTGAGTCTACTCTAACACCATATGTATTAGAACCGTTCCAACCCATTAATGTAGGGTATGTACCAGTCCAGTTATTTTGTGGATTTGTATTACTACAAGATGTTCCACTAGGAGTAGTTGAATTAGAAGCATCAAAAATAACGTGACCATTACTATAGTTTTTCCATGATAATAATCCTACAACATTATTAATAACACCACTACCACTATTCCAACCTGATTGACCTACTGATGGAACAGCATAAGAGGAAAAGTTGCCTGCATGAAGAACTTGATTACCACCTTGTTGTAAAGCTACCTGAGAGTTAACTGCACTGCTGCTAAATCTAATCCAAGTAGTAAGGTAATCTGTTCCTATATATGAATATGATAAAGAAGTTCCTGAACCAAAACCACCAAATGATGCTAATGCAATTCCATTATCTGTTCTAATTGAAAAAGCATTTCTTGCCCACCCTCCCCATCCAGAGTTGGTATACATAGTATATGCATTGTCTGCATAATAGTTCTCGTAATTACCGGCTCTCATTGTACCACCTGTAATAATAGCCTTATCGTTTCTTACTCGTAACCATGTGCCATCTACCATATACCAACCACCACCCCAACCAAATCCTAATTCTTCATCTTTAAGGAAAGTTGAAGTACCTCTACCAATAACTATAGCATCAGCGTTGTTTAGTAGTTGAATAGAACCGTTTACAAATACTCTGTTATTACTTATTCCTCCTGATACAACGGCAGTATTGTCAGAGGCTGTGTATGAAAAATCAGATGTTGCAAAACCTACTCTTGCTGATGAATCAGAATATATTATAAGTCCTCCACCATATCCATCTCTATTAACTTCAAACCCATTAGTATTCCATATTTGTCTACCACCACTTGCAAATGTCCTTGTTTGCCAACTTCCTAATGAACCATTATTGTGTCCAAAATAAAAAAAGTTAGCACCTGTTAAACCAGCATCACCATTAATATTGATACCACTAACATCATTAGCTGCTCCACCAACACCAACTCTACTTAATCTTGAATATGAGTTAGGGTCTAAATAGAAACTTGTATCTGCAGAGTCATAAAAAATAGGAGTCCGCATATCTGAAGCAGCAAATACTGTAGAAGCAGAATATATATAACCATTCCAGTTAGAAATCATTGCTGCTATATTACTACCAGCAATATAACCTGTCCAACCTGTCGGCATAGCTATTCCACTACTACCTCCCATAAACATTAACTCTGCACCAACAGTAGTATAACTCCCTATAGTTTGACCTGATTGAGTTCCTCTATTAAACCAAAATAAACCCCATTGCTTTGCAGCTTCTTTCCATAACCAGTTGTTATTTTCAGAAGCATTAGATTCCATTATAACAGCACCATCTGTATTATTTACTAAAGCACCTGTCATTATACCTCCAGATAAAGGAAGTGAATAAGATGAATAGTTTGATGTAGTAATAAGACCTAATTGACTTATAAAGTGAGCAGGTGTAGACTTTCTTAAATAATTATCAGATGTACTATTTGCCCATATACCTCCAATAGAAGGATTTTCATTATTTGCACATGATGCATTAAAGTGTATAGCAAATGAATAACGACTGTATATATCCCCACCTGAATCACGCTGAACAAGTCTATCTGCTGTTGCTCCTGTTGTAGCTCCCACAGTTATTGTTCCACTGCCGGCATTATTACCCATTCTTAAACCACCTCTAGCTTCGATAGGACTCTCAACATAAAGACCTGCAGTTTGTCCCATTACAGGAAGATAAAGACCATAGCTTGCAAAGTTTGCTACGTTATCTGTAGATTCTGAGCGTACAGTAAATCTTCCACCAGATTTGTAAACACCATTTGTAGTGTCAGTAAAATACATAACACCATTTAATCCTACTATTATTCTATTATTATCTCCACCATAAGGTCTAAACTCAAAATTTCCACCATTAAACGCTCCTAAATCCCATGTTGTAGTTCCATTATTTAAAAGACTAGCATAAGCCCAACTTGAAGTTGAATTAATACCTATATAAGATGCACCACCTGAATTAACATATAAACCTAAACTACTTGTACTTGTTATTCTTCCGTTTACAGTTATAGGTACATTAAGTGCAGAAGCACTTTCAGTTATCCAAAACTTTTCATTATATCCAGAAACATATTGTCCTGTTCCAAAATCACCTGCCCAAGACCCTACCGACCATTTGCCATTACCAGCATATCTAGGAAAATAATTTGAAAATTCATATGCTGCACCAGACATGTCTACACCTAAACCAACAAATGCATTACTATCAACAGCTAAATCATATAACTGTAATCTTGGAGCTCCATAAAAAGCTCCTTTTATTTGTACACCATATGCAGTTTTAGAAGTCTTTGCAGAAGTCAATCCTGCATTAAAGTTTGATAATGTTGATGTGCTAGCTCCCCTGCCTGTAACACTAGCTAATGTATCGGTTTCTGTGTACGAACTGATATATCCATTAGGGTTTGAGCTATTATAAGGAGTGTAACCTAAAGCACTTGTTACCATTGAGCTAGTGATACCTGTTATGTACCCTGCTCCATTGGTAAGTTGATTCGTATTATTGATTGTATTCGTAATCGTTAACCCACCGCTAACTACAGATACACTAATTCCATTTCCTGCAGTTGCAGTCAGTATCCCCGTATTTGCAATTGTTATATTTGAAGAAGTACCTCCTATAGAAATACCATTGCTTGCGGTAGCAGTTAGCACACCCGTGTTTGAAATTGTTATATTTGAAGTAGTACCGCCTATAGAAATACCGTTACCTGCCGCAGCGGTTAAGACACCTGTATTTGCAATTGTTATATTTGAAGAGGTTCCGCCTATTAATATACCATTACTTGCTGTTGCAGTTAAAACTCCTGTGTTTGTAATTGTAATTGCAGATGAAGTTCCTCCTATAGATATTCCGTTGCCTGCGGTTGCAGATGTTATACCTGTAGCTATAGACCAAGACCTATCAGCTGATAGATCATAAGAAACTCCGTTTATTGTTAATGTCCTAGAAGTTTGAACGTATCCGCTCAAGCTAGGTATTTGACTAACAAGAGCTAAAGTTCCTGAAGCTCCTGGCATAGTATAAACATAAGTATTGTTACTTATTGTTGAGCCTAATGTTAGTTGACCTGATACTCTTAATGTTCCATTTATATCAGTAGTGAACGCTGATGTTGTTGTTGTTCCAATTAGAACTTGACCACCTGCCGGTTGAAGTCTTAATGCTCCTGAAGCAACAGACATTCCATAATATGTTTGCCATTGTCCAAACGCGGTGGCGGTGTTTCCACCAGCACTTAGTTGAACGAATCCATTATTGCCTCCTGTAGCAGGATTTGAATTTATTAATATTAATTGAGCAGCTGTGCCGCTAGTATTTTTAATAATCACTCCACCATTTACATCTAGCTTAAAAGCTGAAGACTCGTATGGAGAGTTTGTATTAATACCTATACCGCTACCATTATCGTATATTATACTATCTGTTAATGTTGTAGCTCCTGTAGCTTTAGGTACATATCCTGTAGTTAAATTACCTGTATGCGTACCTACTGACCAACTTCTATCTGCACTTAAATCATAAGAAGTTCCATTTATAGTTAATGTTCTAGCATTAGTTGTAGGAGTATATCCTAACAATGCAGGTATCGACTTCATCTTGTATAAAGATGTAGAAGTCTCATACGCTAGAACTGTATTATCAGAAGGAGTAGATGTTATTTGAACGTTGTGAAGCTCTTGGAGCTCAAATCCGTTCTGTACCTTAACAAATATTTCTCCGTTATTAGCATTTTTTCTAGTAACAATACCAATGAAAACTAGATGGTCAGGAGCATAAGGTTTAGCACCTAAGCCGTATATTAAATTGCCATCTGTTCCTAGCCATACAGGATCCCCTTCAGTTCCTGCTGCCATTGTATTTAATCCCGAAAGCAACCCTTCTGTAATAACAAAGCCCTTGGCATTTATTGAAAGGTCTTGTGCTATTAATCCTAATGTCTTGCTTGATGTAGCCTCTGATGCGTTTGAAGCTTTGCCAACTATCATATTAGTGCCATCAGCGCTTGTAACATATACAGCTTGACCTTTAGCTAGAGCTACACCCGCCTTCACTTCATGCTGAAGATTAGACGTATAAGCTGCCGCTCCACCTGCCCCAATATCATTGTAGAGCTCTTGGCCTGTTCTGTATTTTACTATTCCATTAGAATCTATGACAAGAAACTTGTCAGTATCAGTATTAGCGTCAGCTACTGAATTTAATCCTAATGTTCCGTATAAGGATAAATTAGATAATATTTGCATTTACTTCTATTTCTTTATAATAACTCTGTAAGCATTTGATGCAGGTGCTACTGCGAAACTAACTGTAACCGTGTTTGCGTCTGTAATAACTACGTCAGCAAAAACTTGTGCTAAAGTACTATTATCTTTTAACATAACGTTTACATCAATTGTCCCCAATCCGTGAGATACTGCATAAGAAGTTGCACTTCCGTTCCCAATGTTTGCCGCATATCCACCTGTTCTATTATCTAATAGAGTTTTTAATTTAAGCGGAGTTACAATTCTTTGGTCGTCAGTACCTGTATTTACTTCTGTTTGAGTGGCAATTTCTGCTAAACCTAAAACTGTTTCTGTAGCTTGGTCTCTGTTAACTTCTAATTGAATCCAATCAGAAGCGGTAGATGTAGAAGCATTATTAACTTTAGCAACAATTACATCTCCAACATTAAAAGCTACACCGCCTGTTGTACCAGCTACGCTTACATACCAATAGTCACCAGCTTTTGTGCCAGCTACAGGAGAAGAGCCTACAGGAAAACTTCCACTTGAAGCGTCCCATGCTCCTTCTAGATTACCTAGGTTACCTACGTTAGTATCGATATATGTTTTAATTGCAGCAGATGTAGCAAGTGTAGTTGAACTAGCACTAGCTAAGTCAGTTACAATAACAACTTCAGAAGGTGTTGCAGTTCCACCTGATGTATTACCAATTACGGTATTGTTTGCAATCTGAGCAAGTTTTGCTAATGTTACTTGGTTCGCACCTATCTTAATTGTAGTTACAGCACCATCATTCAATTTAGCTGTGGTGATGCCTAAGTCTTTAACACGAACTATATCGTTATCTACTTCAATTGTAGCGTTATCTACGTTTACGTCTAGTGTAACAGACCCACCTGTACCACCGCCTGTAAGACCTGAACCTGCAACAACTGCGGTAATATCACCTGAGATATTTACCCATTGAGTAGAATCCCAAAAGTAGATAGCTTTATCAACTGTGTTGTAGTAAACTTGACCTGCAACAGGTGAGCCTGGAGGTGAAGATAGATTCTGTAACGCTACGTTGAGAATCTGATTTTTAGTTAAATCGAGGTTGGTAAGAAACTGCATTTTAATTTTAATTTATATAAGCTTTCCCGCTTATTGATGATGTAAATGTTATTGTTAATTGATTTAATGAATTATAAGTTATATCTCCAACAACAGCTTGATTAGCTGTATTCACTATACTTACAGAAGGAAATTTATTTAGTTCATGAATCACTACCCATGAACTAGAAGCTACCTGTTGGTCGTGCACATAATTCTCTCTTACTTGAGATTGAACGTACTCGTAATCAACTGCTATAGATATAGTCTCTTGAGTAAAGTTATTAGAACCAAATAACCCCTGTCCTAACGAAAGGTTTGTTGTTTTTAATACATAAGGACTAACGGTAGATATAGCATTCTGCGTTACAGAATCTGAATATATTGGCGTTAGCTTACCATAGTCATATATATTAACCTTTGCGGATAATCTCTCTACAACGCTGTCTAATCTACTATTACCAACATATAAATTGTCCGCCCATTCTACGCATTTCTTGTATATAAAAATAACATCTCTTTCATAATCAAGCGCCTCGCTATCTTCAGCAAACATATCATCATAGGCAACAGCGCCTAATCTGTAGACTGTCTTATCTGCTTTTAATAGTATTTCTGATATTTGAGGGATAGTATAAGGCATTAATATCCTATTTTAAGTGCATCAGAAATTTGTTTAGCTCTATCTAAACATCCTTGAGCGGCTCCGATATCTCCATCAGCTCCCGCTTTTTTGCCTGACTCCTGCTCCATAAATAGCCTCATAACATCTTTTACAAACTTGTAATCTTTCTCTAGGCTATTGTCAATAGACATTTTATAATTATTAGAGAAAAACGCACTCATTGTGTAACAAACAAAAACAGGTAACTCTGATTTAGTATACACAGAGTTAACTTGAGGGCTAGTAGATGTTAATGCTAATGTGATATTAAAAGCATAATCTATATCTAGATAAGGTATATTCTTATCGTCAACACCTGATATAATAATACTATTTCCATCAGCAAAAGGCCAAACATATTGATTATAGGTTCTAGTACCTATTTTAAGGTAAGACCCATCAGATTTCTGTATAGTAAGTTTTCTAGCAGAAAACGTGCCTGTTCCCTCAACATTATATGTTGAACTATCTGTAATGGTGAACTGGCTACAGTCTGCCCCTTGAGTGATACTTACCGAGGTTGTAAAAGGCATATTTATTTGTTTATGCAAATATACCTAAAAAGCTTTATTTTGATGATACTATTGGTCAGAACCTAGAATCTCTGCTGCTGTCTTCTTTTGCTCCTCAAGTCTTTTAGCCTCTTCTTCTGCATCAGCAGCCTCTTGCTCTTTTTTACTAAACTCTGAATATATCTTAATGAATTTGTCTAAATCTTTACCTTCTAACTTATCAGCAAATAACAATATAGCATCAGCATTAAGCATCTTGAAGTCTAGGATACTGCGAACCTTTTTAAAGAATCTGTCAGAACCTATCTCTTGTTTAGTTCTCATAAGAGACTCTACTTTTGCCTCTGGTTTAGCTAAAGAAAACGCCCTATATACTTTTAATGCATCTTGGTCGTTATTAGCCATAGCAGACATAAACGCTACCGTTCCTCCGTCTATAATACCTGCTTTTGAACTAGATATCAAATCAATTTCTTTGGACCAAGCATCATCGCCATACTTATCTTTCAAATCTAATAGGTACTTAGCTCTAGATTCAGGATCTTTAAACTTAACAGCTTCAGCAGCAGCTTCATTAATAGTTCTATTATCTACTACTTTTTGCTTCCCTTCTTCAGCAGGAACGCCTTGAACAGCTTCATTAACAAGTGCACTTTCTTCTGACATTCCCCTAGCGCTCAAGTTCTTTATTATTTTATTAGAAACATTAGCTATATCTGAAAATCCTAAAGCTCTTCCTACTATTGTTAATGGAAGCCAAGACATAGCTATTTTCTTGTCCTCTTTTGTAAGTGTTTTAATTTGCTCTTCGCCAAATGGGTCTTCTGTCTTTACCTCTCCACTTATAGCTACATCGCTGTACTTAGAAGCATCCATTATTGTTTTAATTAATATACCACCTACCCCATAGTTTTTAGCAAAAGCATCAGCACCTCCTCCATCATAAAGCCTAACTTTAAATGCTTGAGGGGTATTCGGGTCTATTTGGTCAATAACAGCATTAACCATCTTATCTAGCCCATCGTTAAAAATTGGGTGAGGAGAAGCAATATCATTTACAAGGTTTGTAATAGTAGTTCTTTTAGAAGACAATTCTCTTCTTCTTTTCTCTTCTTGAGAAGGAGTAGTATTTGACATCTTATCTGCAATACCCCATTGGATATTACTAGCCATCTGCCATATAGCATTGTACACAAACATCTCAGCAGCTGTACCCGATAAAGACTTTATAGATAAAGCTCTATCTTCAGCAGAAACGCCCCTCCCTAAAGCAACTCTAACATTCCCGCCAATCTTGGCTTTTTGGTTAATTGTATAGTTTGCTAAAGTCATTACCATATTCTTAAATGCCTTATGGTAAGGGTCATTAGACCCAATCAATCTGCCCTGTAAATTAGTGTCAGATACGTTTTGGCTTACATCAACCATTTGTTCAGCATAAGCTGCTGCATCATTATTTACCTTATGCGTATCCCAATCTATATTTGACACATCCTCTCCCTTTTTCCTCAAAGCGTCTTTATAGAAAGATAGCCAAGACATCCTAGCTGTGAATATGTCAGAGTATCCTACAAATATTTTCAACTTTGCTTCTTGCACTTTCCCAATAGTTCTAATACCTCTTGCTAAAGCGCCATCTTCTGCTCTTTTTAACATTGAGCTAATGCTCTCCATGCTTACTTGAGAAGACATGCCTCTATTAGATATACCATACCCTATTCTATCTATGAAACTATGGGCGCTAGGATTTAACGCATCTGATATAGCTAATCTACCATTTGTTGCTATTAATGTATGCACAGCAGGAGCTAGCTGTTTAACAGGTTGTGCAACAGAAGATAATGCTGAAGATACGGCTGTTGTCGCAGCAACAGATAATGACCTGCCTAGTTCATTAAACTCTCTAAATTCAGATATATCTCTATTCTGTATTTTTTTAGCGTAAGTGCTAATCTTGCCCTTAAATACCTTGCCATCTTCCTTGTTAAATATCTTATCAAAATAAGGGGAGTCTCTAAACGCTTCTACTTGCTTTAAATCTTTAGCTGTATATATATTGACAAGAGCTGATTTTAATGCTTTATTGTTATTGTAATCGAAATCTAGGTTAATAAACTTTCCATTAGGAAGCGTCTCTGGATTAGTAGTCTTCATTAAACTACCACTCTTTACCTTGGGGATATAATCAAACTTTGCAAAAAAAGGATTATCTTTTAATGGATCAAAATTTGATTCAACTTCGCTTTTATCAAACTTATCATACACATCTGGTATATAGTTATTGTCATAACCCAACTCCTGATTGTATATATTTAAGCTGACATCCCTCATTTTGTCGTAATGCTTACCATATTCATTAATCCACCAATTATTAGCTTCTAAATTTGAAGGGTCAGCCTTAGACTCTACTTCTGATATGTTCTTAGAATCTTTTGCAATCTTATTAAAAATACTTTCATATACATCAGCCATCTTAGCATCATCTCCACCTTTTTCTCTAAGAACCTTTATGCTTTGTTCTAGCAAAGACTTTCTTCTTGCAAATTCTTTCGCAACAGACGCCTCGTCTCCACCCATGTTTCTTCTCAAAACAGATAGCATACCTCTTTCGTATATATTCTCTCTAGCGTCGAATCTCATCCCATTAGGATTAACCTTTGTCTTGAATGTTCCACCAAGTTTACCTAAGAATTTATCTGAATATTCTTTTATAGCTTTTTGGTGAATTTTCTCAGCCATATTGCTATTTTTTTGCAATGATGATAATCCCATTGCTTTTTGAACAGCCAGTGACCTGTTAGCACCAAATGCTTTATCAAATAAAACAGGGAAGCTAGTAAAATCTGCAGCAAACGCTCTTGCAGCTCTTTTACCAAAAATACCTTTAATTGTTAAAGATTTTATTCCTTTGCCTGTTATCTCTCTTGCTCCTGAATAAGCATCGCTAATAGCTATTGCGGAATCAAGATTAGACGCCTTTCCATTTACTGCAAAGTTGTTTAACGCTTCTACTACATTATAGGCCTCTTTTAATGGTAAGTCATTTAGACCCATATCAATAATCTTATTCAGTCTAACTCTATCAGCATCTGATATATCAGATAGTCTAACTCCTGTGAATGGGTCAATACTTCTATCTAACATAGATTTAACTTCAGAAGATATAGAATCAAATCTTTTATTTATATAAGCTCTTATTTCTTTAGACTTATTTTCAATGTTAGGTATATCGCTTTCGTTTCCTTGCTCTATCTCTCCTATAATTTGACTAATCTCATCAAAAGACATATCACTTGATATCTCACCTGATTCAACAAGGTCATTGTAATCTTCTAACTTAGATTGCTTTTTAGCTTCTTCTATTTTAGATTTTTGCTCTTTAGCATATTCTAATATATCAGAACCTTTAAATGCATCAGAAAAATTAACCTCTAATCCTTTTATCCTTGAAGACCTAACGCCATTTAATACTATGTTAGCTTTCTCAATGTACTCATCGATATTTTCTACTTTCTTAGGGTCTATTCCTAAAAACTCTTTAGCAGCAGATACTAGATTAGCCTGCTTCCCTTTCATTTTAGAAGCCTTTTTAATTAAACCATTAAACCTAGTTGCTGTTTTTAATTTATCATTATAATTAGCGTCATTTACAATCTTTGTAACATAAGACGTAAAGTTATCTATGGCATCTTTATTTGCCATGTTCAATGAGTCGTACTTCTTAAGTATTGATAAGAATTGAGATGTTTTAATAACGCCTTTCTTCTTTAATTCATTAAGGCCATTGCTAATAGACTTCCTTGTACCCTTAATCCACATTGCAGCATCTTTAGCCGCCTTAGCTTGTAGTCTTAACTGCGTTTTTAACGCAGCCATGTTATTAACAGTAGTCTTTGCGTCATTAGCTGTTCCTAGGATTCTTTGGATTGTAGGAGACGGAGGTCGCTTACCTTCAAAGAATTTAGCAGCTGCTGATACATACTTCTCTCTTTCATTCTTATCTAATCCCTTATAGAACGCAGAGTTTTTCAATGTAGACAACGCCTTTCTAGAAGCACCAGAGAAGTCGTCTGCCTTTTTAGAAAGATACTCTTCGGCAGCCTTTTTCATCTTACCAAATACTGTAGCTGTCTCGTTGTTATTAAACTCTTTAGGAGTTTCTTTTTCGGGCTCTACTTCTAGCTTAGGAGCTTCTACTTTTGGTTTCGCTTTGCCGCCGATATTGCTATCGCCAACATTTGCTTGAGGGGTCTTTTTGTTTTTGACGCCTTCAATTCCCGTAGGTTCGCCGATATTGCTTTCTGTACTGATTTCTTTTGCTGGCTCTTGGCCGATTGGAGTGGCATTTTCTATAGGCTTGTTTTGTTCGTTAATAGGCCCTTCTATTGAAGGTATTGTTTCTCCCTTAGATTTTGTTTGTGGGGATGATATTTCACTCTTTGATATTGGCTCTTCAAAAAATGCCTTTGTGGCAAGTCTTGTAGCGTTATTCAACATAGATTCATTATAATCTATATTTTGAAAAGATTTCCCTCTGCCCCAATTATCTACTAGGTCTTTAATTACTCTTTCTACATATTTATATAAAATAGTTATCAGGTCTGCTTTTGCCCAATCTGGATTATTTTTATATGAATACACTGTTTTTTCAAATTCTTTTGCATTTTCAGAATATAAATCAGAAATTTTATCTCTAAACCTTTTATTCACTAAAAGTTCAGCCATGAACTCATTAAAATTACTAAGTCCATAGTAATCACCAGAAGCCATAGATCCTGTTATTTCTGGGTTTTTTGCTTTTATATAGTTGAATATATTTTCAATAGACTTGTATTCTGGTGTTTTTCTGTACTTGCTTAAGCTAGTCATAGTAGCCCAATGAATCATTTCATGAGCAGCAGTGGCGTATTCATTAGTCATATTGCTAGCAAGTATTCCTATTTTTCTAGGATTTTCTTGAAAGTGATACAATCCACTAATTATATTCGTTTGAAAAAAAGATTTAGGTCCTTCTAGTTGATATATTTCAACATTCTCTAAACCTGTCATGTTTGATAATGCCTTAAATATAGCTTGATAAGGTCCATTAAATTCAGATAATTTTTTAGCCAATGTTTTAGCATTATAATTATCTAAACTATCTACCCCTAAAGAAAGAAGCGTTACAGTTTTTTGCTTATCAGCAAATTCTATGTTAGGAAGATTATTAAAATTATTCAAATCCTCAATAGATGTGCTTGTGCTAGAATCTCCGCTTTCTACTGCAGACTCTTTAGATACAGGAGCGTTTGATGCAATAGTAGCATCTACCTCTATTGGATTATCTGATTCAAGAACTTTTACAGCTTTATTATCAAGCTGCTCTCTCATCTTATTAACCCTATCTAAAAATGGACTACCTTCTTTCAATCCTTTAGCCATTTTATCAAGTTTATTCAACTTTACTTGTATACCTCTTATAATATCTCTTTTTTCTTTTGGTATATCTGTGGGGACTTGAGAGTCTGTTTCTTCGTAAAGATTTCTATCTGATTTAAACTTCTCAAGTGTCCCTTGTTCAAAAACTCCTTCTGTTTCACCTGCTTTTATAAGAGAATCTATTTCAGGTACTTCATACGCAATTAATTTTGCCTGATGAAAAACAGATGGCTGAATGCCAGGTATAGAATTAGTAGCAACAGCTATTGCATACTTTATATTTTGCGTATTAACATCTCTGACATATGGTATTGTTTGAGCTATAACTCTAGCTCCTCTTGCTGCAGCAGGTACTATTCCGAGTCCCGCAACCATCTTAAATCCTTCTTCGAATGCAGTAATGCTTCTTTGTGTTGTTTCTTCAGCTGAAATATCAGCTCCTGAAACATTAGCTACAACATCTCTAGTAGCAGCCCCTGCTGCAGATATAGTACCAATTTTAGTTGCCTCTTTTACAACGGGTACAAATTCTTTTAATGCTTTTTTAGAAGTCCCTAACATTGATTTCAGAAATGGAGCTGTGTTTACCTTAGTAGCAGCTTCTTCAATTCCTTTGAATTTTGAAAATTTTGAAAAGCTAGTTCCCATTAATATAGCTTCTGCAGCACCTGTTGCTGCTCCTGTAATTGCTTGCTTTTCTGCATCTTTCATCGCTACAATAGGGTCCATTGTAGGATTATTCTTCATTATATTATTATAGTATATCTTAATCGCACTTGATGCGTTTGCTTCTGACATGTCTTCAACAAATGACAACGTAGAGCCAAGCTTATTAAGACTAGCTGCCACTTCTGCTGACATAGTCGCTCCCCATGCCGGGTTAAGCTTTCCAAGAGTCATAGCTCCCATACCATAAACAGTAGCTTTTAAAAGAGGAAGCGTTACATCTCCTAAAAATTTTGCTGGCTTAGAGTATCCTACTGCTTTCTGTGGTAAATACGCAGGGCCAATAGCATTTTCATAATTAATCTGCTTTACCTTTTCTTCTGTTGATAGAGTAAGGAAATCTTTATTTTCGTAAGTTGTAATTGCACTTTTGTCTAAAGCCTTATTAAAAGCATACAATGGGTTGTCATATGTAGAAAACAATACAGGCATACCCGTTAACTCGTCCTTATCAATCTCAAATTGTCCAGTTTTTAATCCGTACTCTAGTTCCTTTCTTTTTTCAATTACACTAGGGTGATTATACGGATCAATATCTTCAAACTTACCTGTACTAGGGTTAAATGTAGTAGAGTAATTTTGACCAGAACTCTTTTCTTTTTTCAAATATGCTTCAAGAGTATTATTTACAGCATCATACTCGTCTACTACCTTTAATTTAGCAGCTAAATCTAATGCATCTCGTCTCTTTTTTTGAACAGCCTCCCTAGTATTTGTTATAGTATTAGGAGCTACAGGAGCTTCATATTGTTTCTTTATTAATCCACGATCATACCTAGTATTTCTAGTAGCATATTCACCTAAAGCATTAAACTCTGCATCAGTAGCATCCTGAGCAGTTTTAATACGCTTCATAAGAGATCCAAGATTAGGCTTCTTCCTTGTAGCTGTAACTGTTACGTCTGGAAGAGTTGTTCCTTTAGATTTATCTAAAAATGGTAAACCATTAGCATTGCTCAAAAAAGGTAATGCACTAAGATTAGGTTTTGGACTAGGCTTAGGAGATGGATTACTCTTAGGGTCTGGTGTCTGAGTGTTTTTTGTTTCAGCCATTATGCATCTTTATAGTATGCAAATCTAACGAATTTTGCCCTATTTGCTACCCTTTTTATTTTTAAGCTTAATCAATGCCTCTGCAATTGGGTCAGACTTTTTACCGCCAGTTAGCTTCTTTTCATTAATAATACCAAGGGCTTCAAGATTTAATGTGATTCCCTTATTTTTCAATAAATCAATAATCTCAGGAGCAATAGTTGTACCACCGCCTAATGCAAATGTTAAAAGTCTCATTGTAGCTGAATTTGCTGCATTGGTAGCTTGTAATGCTGCATTTTGCATTGCCATAGCAGCTGCATTGCTTCTCATATCCATTCCAAAATCAGAGGTTATTCTTTGCATAGCTAATTTAAACTCATCGTCATTGTAATAGAATCCTTTAATTCTACCTTCTAATAACCCTCTTTCTACAGCATAAATTTGAGAAGGTAGGATATCCTTAACATCTTTTATTGAAGGGAATGACGCTTTTATTTTACCAAAAGTAGCTTCTGCCATTCTTTTTTCTGAAACTTGGGCAGGGGTAGTGCTTGGATTTGTTTCGTCGATAGACAATGATTTAGCTAAATTATTAATCTGATTAGAAGCGTAGTTCTTTATTTTTTCGCCACCAGGTAAATTAAAATTAGATTGAATAGCAGCAGCTACCGCATTTGGGTCTCTTTTCTCTTTTTTAGCCATCCAAGGAATATTATATGTCTTTCCAGGCGTTTTCCCAGGGCTAGGAATTTGTATACTAAATGCAACAGGGACACCATTGGCATCAAGAACAGCTTCATCTTTTTGAGAGAATACAATGTTCTTTAAAATAGTAGAATCAATATCTTTAAGGTCATCAGCATTAGCTAGCGTCTTATAGTCAAATGGATTTATGTTAATGTCATTATCTGTTATTAAATCCAAATCGAGATTACTTAGCTTATTAAATGCATCTTTGAATTCACCAACAGGCTCTATACCATTCTTAAACATAGATTGGCTAGCTGAATTAAAAAGTTTTAGTTTTCCAAAAATTTCAGATGATTTAGAAAAAACATTATCCATATTCATTCTAGAATTCTCAACAGCTTGAGACGCTTGATATATCTCATCAGCACTAGCATTGCTATTATTAACTCTAGTGTATGCAATTAAAGCATTTTTATGCTGATCAAATGCGCCTAAAAATCTTGGAACATCTCCTGTTCTCATCCTTTTTGTATCATAAGACCTCCTTAAATCATCCATAGAGTTAGCAAATAGTCTGTCTTGTCTAAGTCTATATTCCATAGCCCTATTAATACCTGCTGCTATCCCAGAAGTATATCCAGTTGTGTCTACAAAAGAAGGTTGATATATCGCCATTTTATAGGTTATTTATGTTTTTATGGTCTACTATTATTCATTGCTGAGTAGTAAGACTGAGAGCCAACTGCTTGTCCAATACCAGCCAAGTTTCTAGATATAGATTGATTAGATTCGGCCTTTCTCATTCCCCAGAATTGTCTAGCTTCATCTTCTTTTCTAAGCCTATCTTGAGTCCTTATTCCAGCCATTTTAAACGCAGCATCAGCAGCTGCCATTCTATTTTGTCTTAATAAATTTTCATTTGCTTCGCCCTGTCTTTTAATAAATTCATTACCTGCATCTGCAACTTGACCTATGCCACCTAATAAAGACCTTTTAGAACGAAGTCCACTCATCATAGAGCCCTGCTGTCTAGCGAAAGACTCATTCATTAACCCACGAGTAGCTCCACTAAGACCCATATTACCCATTGACTGCATTCTATTATACCAATCAGTATACCCTGAATCAATTGGAGTTGCTTGAGACTTTTGAAAATCACTCATTAGCTTCTGACTAGCCTGTCTAGCTTTTCCACTAAAAAGGCTGTTTTCGCCGAACATAAGTCCAGCAACTGAAGGTAATGCTTGAAGAGCTAATCCAGCAGGGCTAAAGCCTAATGCCTTTTTAGCTAATGCTTTTCCAACTGCGCCCTGAACACTATTGCCCATTCCAAATATTGAATTAAGTGAGCTCATATTATCTATTATTAAAAGGTTCTAAAATTGACAAATCTATATAATACAAATTTACTAAGTTTTGCGGACTTAAAGCTTTTAAATTTATTTCAAGCCAAGACCCGTGAAGAGTTCTACCATTATACAGCCCACCTACGCTCAACATATCTCTTTTAAATGCTGCATGGTATTTATCGTCTTTAATTCTATAGTCGTCCTGAACAAGTCTAGACTCATTACCCATATTGGTTAATACATCTCCCTGATTCTGTGATAACCAATAATCATTAGCTAATAAAGATATAGAATTAAAATGTTTTTTGATAATTGCTGTCTCGTTAAATATTAACTTAATAGAACAGGTATATTGTGTATTATAGAAGTTAGCTCTGCTAGTTTCATTATCGTGCGTCCATAGCTTACCATTTCTCCAGCTAATTATAAGGTTTCCTGCAGAACAAATCCACTCAGGATAGTAGTCATAAAAAGCTGTATAAGCGTTTCTTGTTTCAGAAAACCCAAATGTAATTCCAGGCATATTATCTCCAGAACTAGCCGACGCTTGCATACAAGTAATAAACTCTTCTTCAAATCCATCATACACGCCAAGTATCTTAGCCTTACCATTATTAAATGAATTAGTAACCTCTTTTTGATACTTGTTTATCTTATTCGTAAAGTAAAAATGCCCCTTGTATAGCTCTGTTATTGAAGTCAATCCATCATTAGCTACCCTAACCTGGCACCCTATAATTGGGTCAGAGAAATAATCCGCACTTGCAGAAGAAGCTAATGAACAATATTGATTACCTATACCAAACTCACCACTATAGTATTGTATTCTATTAACTATCTCTGTGCTTTGGCTAACCACATTATCACCTGATCCAGTCTGCATAATGTTTTGGTAGATAGGAACAACTCCGCATGCTCTATTTTGGAATACTCTTAATTGACGCCCTCTTACCTTAAACCTTTGAATATCTCCTTTCTGCCTATCGTATTCGTCCATGTTTTCAGCATAGAATCTATTCGTCATATTAACATTTGTACCTTGCTGATAATCAAGTGAATATCTATGCAAAGTAGGATAATATGTTTCTTTAGCAAATTCATCTATAACAAAAGCTCTCCCTGTACCTGAAACTTTAGAATCAAATTTATCAGATATAGAGCTATCAAAAATCCATATGCTATCCCTTTGTCTTAAATATACATCACCTCTAAAGAAGTTGTATATAGCAGCTCTAGCGCCTGCTCCTATAACTTGATTCTGCTGTTGACCTAAGTGTACCTTATTATTATTTATATCTGTGCCTATTGCATATGTTTCCCCAAACTCATAGAATAATTGAGAAGACGCATCTGCATTCTTACCAGGAGTATACACTTCTATATAATACTCTCCAAATAATAAAGCAGGGTTAGTAGGCCATCCAGACATAAAAGAACTATCATACTCTAGCTTTAAAAAGAATCCTACGCTAGCGTCACCTGTAACACTAGAATTAGGATGCTTATTTAGCATATCTAATATAGGGTAGTCTTTTACGGCAGTAAGTGTACCATTATTTGTTCCGTATATACGTATTCTATCGCCTTTTGTAAAGTCGTAAGAAGGGTATCCAGAAGTATTCGTATTATAATTTTTTATATTAATATATCCATACTTTGTATCTCTATAAACTCCATAAGATAAATCAGATATAATAAATTTGAAATCGCTATATGTTAGGTTTGAAGTCCTTACAAATGAGAAGTATTTAGCCCATGAAGGAGGCGCATGGTTGATAGAAAACTGAATGTTAGGTACAACGAATTGTTGAGTACCTAAAGCGCTAGATATAGCCTCTCTAGTATTTACTACCATTACATCATTAGTAACTACTCCATTCGTTACGCCAAACTCATCAAAATACACCATACCAAATCTATAAGTAGAGTTTGGTTTAAATACTGCTGTATTTACATCTAATGGGTTTGTATTAGGAGAATATGTTATTGTGTAAGTACCTGTAATTGTTTTAGAAACACCTCCATCGATAGTGAATCCTTGCCCACTAGCATAAGACACATCTGATGTTGTTAATCCTGGATAAGCTGCTACTAATGCTTTAAGAGCTGTATTTACCGATGCTAATGTGTCACCTGATAATACGGTATAACTAAATATGTGAAAATATCTAGTCCCGTTACCTTCATCTATAGTAACCTTTAAGTCAATGATGTCTCCCATAACAGGAGAGTTAAATAATACATACGTCCACTTTCTAGCATCAGCATAGCTAGATATAGTTAATGGATATGCATTTTGGAAGTATGTTAAGTTCTTGGTTACATTCAATGATGTATCAAATGTCACCCCTTCAGTTATCCCTCCATATGATAAAATATTACCATTCAAAAGCTCTTGAGCATTAGCCTTCTTTGGCACATAGTCAAATAACTGAATACTTTCTGACTTACTAGCGTAAGGGTACGTACTATCGTTATAAAACTTATACGTGTACGATAGGTCATTACCTACCGAAAGCTTTCTCTTATCTAAAGTATGAACTATAAACCTGTCACTATACGCACCTGCTAACACCCCCCTAGCAGAGAACTCTACTTGTAGAGCATCTCTAGGTCCTGTATTAATCATAACAGATATATAGTTATTTACAGAAGGATTAGTTTCAATTGAAAGTGTATCTATCTTGTATGGCGCAAAAGATTTGCTCCATGGGCTCCATGTAGATTTAGTATTATCCTTGTATACCCATCTGTAACTGAATTGAAATAGGTTACTTTTTAGGTTATTTATAGTTTTTGTAAGGTCATCTCCGTAAGCGCAAACAGGAGCTATTAGAGGCATTTTCCTTGAAACAGTTAAGTACTCCTTTCTCCAATCTGATGCATATATCGTATCTAATGCATCTTTTATGTTTAGTTTCATTGGTCTCTGATTTCTATCAGTCCAATGAAGTATATCCCCATCTTCCTCTGTCCTGTATAATATATTTACACTTGCAATAGGGTAGTCTGGGCTAAAATTTAATATATCTGTTGTGCTGTGAATCAATGAGACAAGCAAAGGCTTAATAGTCTTTGTCTTAATATCGTACATATAAATGCCATTGTACCCATCTGAGTTCCAGTTAAAATAGAACACACGATGCTTTAACTCGTCATAACAAGAACCTATACATTGATTTACTGAAGCCATTTATTACGCAGTTAAAAAAACCATTGTTAATGAATTCGTACAAGATGTGGTATTTGACTCAACTTTAAGCTTATACGCAGTATCTGGTACATCGGCAAACCTTTTAGCTACATTCTGAATGAATGTTTGAGCTGTTTTGGGCCATGCCCCTGAAACAACAATTTCCACATCTGCATTTGTAAGTGCCCTAACTGTGAAATTGCCCGTATCTGCTCCTATAGCTGTTAAGGTTACGTCTACTACTTGGGCCATATTAATTAATTTTTATTGTCAAAGATACAATTTTATTACGCTAGCAATCAAATGCTGATATATTTATCGCAGGGTTGCTACAACTAATTATACAAGTTGAACATATACTGAAAGGGAATCCTACATATCCACCCTGCGTACACATATCTAATTCTACTCCATTACTTCCAGCTGGTACTACCAATTGGAAATTTGCATAAAAGAAATTCTCTAAAGTGCATGTATTGCCGCTATAGACATATCTAACTTGCACTTCAAAAGTGGTATCAGATACAACTATATTATTTAATCCAATATAAGCTGTAAGGTACTCATTAATCGTGCCGCCTATACAAGCCCCAGAATACGCTCCTACACTAGAAACTGCTATATTAGGATCAACAACAGTAACCTTTGTTGCGTTACCAAGTAGCATACAATCTGAAACTACTTTGACAGCTATGCCACTAAATCCGCAATCTATTCTTCTAGCTATTCCTCTTATAGTACAATTATTTGTTATTAATTCCCTATTTGCAGACTCTTGGTTTCCTCTAATGCTCTCGTACCTATTATACGTACCATTGCCTCTAAAGACTCCATTTTTAGCCTCTCTATGATGACTAGGAGGGAACACCTCTCTTGGGTCATCTAGATTCATTATTCCCGAAAAAGTCTTCCTTTCTATTTTCATATTATATCTTAACTGCTAGTTTAGCACCCATTCTAATAACCTCATTTGCATCCCAAAGGAACATAGGAGTTTCTCTTAAGTTAGCGTTTCTCTTTTGGTTGTAGTATTCTTTACGTCTTAGTTGCTTGTCGCCTAGGCTAGCCTTTCTTCCTAATGGCAGATGCTCAATATCTTTCCATGCTATAAAAGCTAAAACAGCTTCCCTTATCTGAATAGGTATTTTATAATCAGGGTCACTAGATGGAGATGACATATACTCTAAAACTACATAAGTAAAATCATAGTCATTACCTAGGTATATCAAACCTTCCTCTTCATCTATATCAAATTCACCTGCATTATTCAAAACAGACCCAACACCAAATATGTTTACATACCTTGCTCCGTCAAAATAGTTTACGTAAGCTAGGTCTTGAAGTCTATATGTATTACCTGTGGTGTTATCTGTATTGCTAGTAAGTCTATCTGATTGAGTAATTTTAAATGAACTCAATCCTATATTTCTTCTCAAAGAAGCTACCTCTCCTTTAGCGTTAAATACACCTACTTTAGAAAAACCAATGTAATCAGAAGGAAGATTAACTGTCTTATTAGGATTAACCATTAACTTAACTGTTCTTGGAGTAGAGTATACATCAAGACCCATCTCTTCAACACCTCTAATGCCTATTGTCCATAGCCTTCTATAGTCTGCATTAGACATTCTTGCTTGGTCTATGTACTGATAGATTATCTCAGATAGTGGAACCCATTTTGCTGTATTCTTTGCCATATTATTTAAGCTTTATCTGCACCATCGTTAACGCCTTCCTCTGGTGTTCCTTTTCTAATTTTTAATTGAGTTAATACTAAGTTAATCATATCTGAGATGTATTCTTGAGGAACATTAACCTCAGCATTTAAATCATCGTTTTCTGTACTTACCATTCTAACAATAGGAGCCCTGCCAACTAGATTTGTATAACTCTTGAACCAGAGCCTTTTACCTTCAGCCCAATAAAATATCTTACTAGGAGGTGTCTTTAGGTTATCCATATAGTCCAACTCTCTAACAGATATAGGTATCGGTGCTTTTGCTAGTCCAGTAGATGTGGGGAATGTAACTGTTGAAATGCCATATCCTCTAGATAATCCTAAAGGAACTTGAGGCAACTCTGTATAGTAATACCCCGTATCTGTGTCTAACAATACTGTTAAGTTCTTAAACGTAGCATAAAAAGAATCCGCAACCGTTTCTATTCCATCTAGTTTAATAGCGTCTGTATAATTGATTTTAGCCATATAAGCTATGGCTTGATTCAAGTATACGTTTATTTCTTTTTCAGAAACATTTGCATCGTCATTTGGCACACCGCCATACAAGATACGTCTTATCTGTTCTATTATTACTTTTCTAGTCATTATTGACCATCGTTTTTAACTGTTAAAGAAGCTCTTACTAAGTCTCCGTCTTTTAAATTGATTCCTATAATACCTATTGTTCTGTATATAATATCATTTAAATCATTATCAGGCCATTCTAATTGAGTACTAGCTGATGGATTGTATGTTAACGTTCCTGTTAATGGAACCCATGCTGCATCAACTGGCTGCTTAAAATAAATAATTTTAGCTGAAGTTAATGTATTTGGGAAGAATTTAAAGTTGCTTCCTATTTCAGTATATATTGGCTCTGTTAATGTAGGGGTATCGATTGGGTTATTTATGTAAGCATATAGTTTATCTGCACCAACTTTTCTAATCAAGAAGTCGTCATTAGTCGTTCTCATTGCAGATATCTTATAGTAGTCTGATGGATAAGTAGCTAATTGACTAGATATGGTTAATGTGCTTTCTTTAAGAAATCCAGACAAAGAACCTCTAGTAACAAATTGTTGCTGCCCAGGGCCTCTTCCCGTTGTTTCTAACGTTTCTTCTGTCAGGAAGTTTAGGTATTGCCTTTGAGCCATATTGATGGCCATATTAAAGTCATCTGGAGATAAATATGTTCCTTGGTATTTATCTACTAGATATGACACAAGTTTGTATATATCGTTAATATTCATATTGCAAATATAAATAAAAAAAGCCCCCTGTAGAAACAAGGGGCCCTAACCAATAAAACCATAAAACACGAAGCGTCTTAGGAGTTAACCATATGTTTAATCTGAGAATAAAATTCTTTACCCTTTTCAGTTAAGCAGAACTCCGATAGGAATTCAATAGGAGCTTTACCATCTGGGATTTGAGCAATAAAAGACTTGCTATCACCCCAAATTGCTTGACCTTTAACCGAGCTCGTGTCTACCAATCCACTAGCAGCAGCTTTCTGTACAATGTACTGAATCTTAACTAATGGATTATTATAGGTTTTAATGAACATATCAGGTTTCTTATCAGCTACATCTAGATAGTCAAATCTAATAGCCTTATCTCCCCTTTCTACATTCTGATTGTTTGTGAATTTAACACCAAGATATTTAGCGTGAGGAATCATCATATCTAATGGAGCCTCCATAGCTATCTTCATAGCCTGCATTCTTGTTTCTGCTTTCTCTAAGTTTTTATCTTCTTCAGCTTGAAAATCAAGAAGTTTGTATAGAGACTTAGTCCCGGCCATTCTATTCTTGTTGCTCTCGTTCATGTTGCTTTTCATCAAGAACTCTAGTAACGAAGGTTTGTTTGCTGGAACTCTAAGGTATCCGTTTACAAATCTAATATCTGGCCTAGAACGTTTCTTTTGCTCAGAAAGATGTTCTTGTTCATCTTCCCATATAGTGCTTACGCCCTCTAAATATCTAATATTTCTTTCAGTCCCTGTTTCTTCGTCATAAATAATGTCAGCATTCTTAACTAGCCAATTTTCAGGATAAGGTAGCTTACCTGGACTTGTTACATAGAATTTCTGAGTCAATTGGAAAACGTAGAATTCAGGTTTCTTTACCTGTCTTTTAGGTGCTTCTACTTTAATATCGGCAACCTCTTCAATTTGATTTGCCGTATCGATAACATCTACGATGTCACCGTTAGCGTCAATAGTTTGTTTTTTCGTGGTTTTTGACATAATGGTTTGTTTTATGTTACAAATATAATAAAAAAAGAAAACCCCACCGCTATACGATGGGGTCTCTTTATAATCAAGTTAAAACTAGCTCTTAACGCTGATGTATTGATTTGCAGCAAACACTTGAATACCGCAGTATGCCATGTGGTGTACATTCAATTCCATCTTGTCAGAAGTAGGAACTTTAGCTAAAGCACCTGTTTCCCAAACTTTGATTTCTTTACCAGCTTCAACTTCATTGTAAACAATACGTAATGAAGGGATTTTGTCGCCAGTTTGAGCATCTCTACCCTCTTTAACAGGGATTAAGATACCGCTATTCTTGTAGTACTCTGTTGAAGGAGCAACACCATAAACAGCTTCAGCATTGAATGGTAAGTATTTCTTTAAGTGGAAAGTAGTACCATCAATCTTTAATGAATCGAAGCCATATTTGATTGCAACTTCGCTAGAACCACCAACTGCAGCCCACTGAATAGCGCCGTTAGTGTACTTGTTGAATAACGCATCGTCAACAACAGTTCTTAAGTAAGAATCCATTAAGAAATGGTATTCGCTAGAACCGCCATTGAAGTCAGCAAGACGAGCAAGAGCGTGGAAATCATCGATAGTGAAACCGCTAGAAGAAGCATTCCACTGATAAGTTTGTCCACCAGCCTCGATTTGAGGAACAAGACCTGTAGTACCTACAGTACCGCTGATGTTGTTAGTTGGCTTACCAAACATTAATTTGAACTCTTTATTGTTCATGAAACGACGTACAGCTTCATCAAGACCTTTGTAGGTATAGTAAGCTTGACCGTTTACTTCAAAATAAAGTTCTTCAATTTTAGCTCTATCTGTGATAGAAAAATCTTCACGGATTTCAGTTGTGAAGAAAGTTTTTCTTTCAGTAAGACCTGTTAAACTGTTGAATTTGCTAGATGCTTCACCAGCTTCTGAAATTCCACGGAATAACAAATGTGCAGTTGAGTTAGCACCTAAATCAGTGTTAGCATCAATTGCAGAATCTAAAGGTCTAATAGTACAAGCAGTTGCAGAAGCTACAGCTGTGATTTTGTACTGAACGCCTGTAGCAGCGTTTTCTACTACTTCACCTACACGTAATGGGCTTCTACCGCCATCAACGAAAGCAGAGCTAATAGCAACGTCTACTGGAGCGCCTGCAGCTACGTTAGCTAAAGCACCACCATCCAACTGAACTGCTGAATGTAATTTACCTTTTGACTCAAAGTGGAAGAATTCACGAGAAGGAACTGTAGCCTTCATACCTAAAGCTTCTAACAATTGAGTGTAGTTTTGAGAACCATACTTCTCAATAAATTTGTCATAGTACTGGGGCTTTAAGATAGACAAGTCAGAAACAAACTGACGAGCTACTTGGCCACCTGTAGGTTGTACATTACCTGGTTGTAAAACTGGCATCTTAAATTATTTTAATTTGTTTTTTAAATATTAAACATTGCATCCACCATCTTATCGTAATCATTAGAGCTTATAGCTGCTGATTGTCTTGGAGAATTGCTATAGTCAATATTCTTCATACTCTTTAACAAATCTGCTTTCGCTTTGCTAACGGCTTGCGTTACCATAGAGTTAACAACTTTGTCTCTGTTTTGTAAGAAGTAGATGTCTTCTGCAAGTTGCTTAGTATCGTACTTACCTTCCTTGTAGTAGCGATTACCATAAAAAGACTCTAAATCAAAAGCTTTCATAGTGTCTTGAAGTTGGGTTTTCTCTTCTTGCGTTAGAGAAAACTTTCCGTCAAATTGGACATCCTCGTCCTTATAGTTGACGTTAAATCCATCAAAACTCCTCAAGCCTTCTTCAACACTTTTTTCAAATGTCTCTCTAGCTTGTTGATACGCTTTCGCTTGCTCTTCTTGTTGAGCTGTCAAATACTGATTCACATACTCTTCAGGATTCACATTTTGCTGTGGCGCCTGTTGAACTTGACTCAGAATATCTGGAAAACTAATGTCCTGTTTTAGCGTTTGCAAGTACTCTTTAGCCTCTCTCACATCTTTCTTAATCTCTCTTGCAATAGCCTTTTGCTGCTTCTCGATTTGCTTTTTCTTTGAAGCAATTTCATCATCTGTTAAAAGAGATTCATCAAAGTCTGAATCAACAGAGTACTTTGAATGAAACTCTTCTTGGATTTCATCTGGAGTTAAATCTGGATAATCGTATGCTAACTTAAGCATAAGAACCTCGTTTTCACTCATAGAGTCAATCTCTGAAAGAACTTTTTGCTCGTACATAATATCTGCAACCTGAGAAATGTCTCCGTTAACAAGACTATTATATATCTGCTTGGCCATTTCGTTATCCCACTCAAAACTTTTTGGCTGGGCAGGCTCTTGACCTTGGGCCTGATTTTCTTCCGTTTGCACAACTGGTTGTGCAGGTTCGGTATTTGTTTGCACATTTTGTTGTGCAGTTTCATTGTTTTCTTCTGTAGGTGCAGGGTCTTGCTGTGGCAAATCCGTACCTTGTGTTTCTTCTACTACCGTGGTAGTATTTGCTTGCGTGTCCTGAGTTGAATAACTGGAAACGTCAAACGGGTTAAGGCTTTCTTCGGTCATGTTGGTTTGTTTTATTTTGCAAATATATAAATATTATCACTCATTTGTTATTCAGCTTCAGGCTGTTGCAATTCTTCAGTCTGTTGACCCTCTGCTTCTTCGCTGCCCATTTCTTCGGCCATCACTTCTTCTTCTGTTGCTGAAGGACCTCTTTCTTGAGACTCTTGTTTAGATATTTGACCTGACTCTTCTTGAAGCTTTTGATTAATAGCATCAATCATTGCTTGTTCTTCTTGAGCTTGAGGGTCTTGCTGTTGCTGTGCCATCATTTGTTGAGCCATAGCTTCCTGCATCATTTCCTGCTGCTTTTTGGCAAAATATGAATTAACAACTTGGTCTAGCTGAGAGCTTAATGGTCTGCCTAGTTCAAAAGACTTTAAAAGAGCTAACTGAACAAACTCTTGCTCTAACAAATCTTTCTTCAATGTCATTTCTGTATTCACAATAGCTAGTTTGCCCTGGCTTTGTATTTGCTCTAATTGAGCATCCATTTGAGCCTTCATTTGGATAGACTGCTGTTGAGATTGGGCATTCATTTCTGAATTCATTTGAGCTTTTTGCGCCTCTTCTTTTTGCTTCTTCTTTTTAGCTTTTGCGAGGTACATTTCAGATAACTTGGTATTCTTTATACTCCTAATTCTAAATGCATCCTCAAACTCAATAATACCAGCAGATAATGCAGTCTGAATCATCTGCTCCATAAACATCTTTTCTTTGTCGTCAGGAAGAACTTCGATTTTAATATCAAATGACTTTCCTTCTACATTATTTGGGTTTAAGTAGTTTCTGTACTGCTCTCCTCCATACAATACTGAATCGTATAATAATAAAGAAATCTTAAATGCTGTTTGCTGATATATATTTAAATATGCATCATATAAGAAGTCTGTTGCGTTGTTAGATGCTTGTATTTGTGCCTGTTGAACACCTAGTCCTAATTTAGGATTAACACCAGATCCTTCTCTGTATTCATTTACACCTATTTCATCACGAAGTCTGTCTAGATAATGATTGTATACTAAAATCAATTCTTGAATCTGACCTATACTTCCATTATTTGGAGCTTCTTGGATTGGAAGGCCATTTGTTCCTTCTCCATCTTCTGTTCTTCTTTTGTAGTAGATATTACCTGTTTGGTCGTAAACCCTTTGAAGTTCTAAAGGATTCAACGCTTTACCTTGACCAATATTAATGTCAGATAATGAATCAATATCTATGATTAAACCAGATGGTCTAAGTTTTGCTATTAACTGCTGAATTTTTAAATGAGCCAATGTCATTTGCCTGATAGATGTTTCCATTCTTTCAGGAATAGCCATATTCTCTAAATCAAGGTTCTCGAACATATATAAGCTATAGCTGAAATAAGCATCTGCCATTTCTTTTGCTACAGAAGGCTTAATCATATTCTTAGCTACACCCCATTCTAGCATTATATCTGTATTCAAAATATATACACCACGATATATAACGTACATGTCTTTAGTCAATAATTCTTTATTATCTCCTAGTCTTTGTGGTGCTTTCTCTTTCTTCTCTACAATTAGATTACCATACTTATTAGTTTTAAATTGGTAAATCATTGTATCGATTGTCTTGATTTCGTAGTCTATCACATCTACAGTCCAATCGTCATATGGCCTATCAATAGAGTATCTAAACCTATCGTCCCACTTAACCGTCTGTGTGTGTTGCTTAGAATTTTTAGCAATTTCATATATCTTTTCTTCTGTGATGTGCGGGTAGTTATTTCTAATATCCACAATCTTCATAGATATAATTTCACCTATAAACGATACATCTCTAAAGTCATCATATTGAGAAAACCCATAAAATAGGTTCTCAGGAACTACTCTTCTAATGTTAATTTTGCCGGTATTTGCTACACTAACTTTTGTAGCTCCAACACCTGTTTCAGATATATCTTCTAAAAGCTTTCTTTTAATTACCGGCCATCCATTGTCGTGAAATACGTAATCGCAGCCTTTTTCAAATAAAATCTCTTCAGGTAGTTGATATTCTAAACCAAAATATAATTCTAATTCTTCATAATCTTCTGGGGTAAAGCCGCCATCTGGCATCAACTTAAGGCCAACCTGTTCTTCTATTTGCCTTACACTATCTCCATGGTTCATCCTGAACTCCGCATTCTCCTTGTCGTACACCTTTCTATCTACAGATATTGGGTCTACAGCAGATGCTCTAACCTTTTCTTCTCTTTTCATGAAGCCGCCTATAATAACCTGCATGAACTTTGGAGCGATAGCAGGAGCTTTCATATCTAGATTTACAAACGCTTCTTTACCATCCACATTCAATAAATCCAAGAATTCTGCCATTGGCTGTCTACCTCTAGAGAACTTTCTGTTCTTCTCGAACTTCTTGTTTCTCCTAGTAAAGTATCCACTATTATACGCCTGTTGCAAAAACTTAGATATCTTTAGGCCTTCTTTTTCATCTCTCTTCAGCTTGGAGTTACCAAGGTGAAAATTAAGTATTTGTTTATTCTCGCTCATAATTATAGCAAAAGTACAAAATTAGATTACATCTAACTTGTATGTTCTAACAGGCAATGTCGCCAATTTAACTTCTGTTTTGTTGTTTTCCAAAGATACACCAGAAAGTAGACTAATCATAAAAGAAACTGTTCGGTCGAATGGAGTTCTATGCTCATGGTCGTACTTAAGCAATTCCTCTAATAAATCTGGGAAGTATATCTTTTCGCAATGGTTTTCAACGTAGGTTATACAAGTATCTAGTTGCCTAGCCAAGGCAAAAGCGTCCGAAGATGCTACCCCATATTTAGATGGCCCCTGCCTTCTTTTAAACCTATCAACAGCAGACTCAGGAGTCTTCATTAGGTAACCTTTGTATCCCTTATTTGAAAAGTAGTCAACAAAGTCATCTCCTACGTCATTCTCATAACAAGCCTTGTATCCCCAAAAAACAGCAGCCTTTAGCATCTCTTCGTGAAATAGACTTTTTAATCTAGGTCTATCTACATATTCAGCTATTGGCATACACGTGTTATTAGGGTCCTTTATGTTCAATCTCTCAAATACATAACATGCACCCATAGAGCCCTTCCCGCTAATAACTGAAGATTTGAACGGGTCAATACCGCTGCTATAAATCTCCTTGTTTGCTGGAACCCTCATACCATTTACCTCTACCCATTTATTCTGCATTTCTCTTTCTGGAAACTTGTATACTAGCCATGATCCATTAGGGTCATCTGCCCAATCTACACTCTTATCGTCTTTCCAAAACAATCTAACCTTTCTAAGCTTAATTCTTTCTTCTTTTAAAAAATCTAATTGGTCATATATCTTATCTGCATTAAAGTAACACTTCTTTGCATCAATCATAAAGGCTTCCTCTTCTGTAAAAGGATTCATACGAACCTCTTCAGAAAGAGCCTTCTTGTCTGTAATTATTCTCCTTTGGTTTAAAAGATAGTCTTTGCTTCCAATATCTATTTTAAGGCCGTATCTTTCGTATATGTATTTTTTTTGAGACTCAGTAGGTGCATCTATAATTGAAGCTCCGTATTCATCTATAAATCCCTCGTACCCATCATAAGCAGGGCAGAAGTATCTATATAGACCTGTCGCTGTTACTGACTCCTCAAATTGGTTGCTGCCATCGAATAATTCTTTGTATGGTTCACCACCTGATTTGGCGTCATTCGCTGTAGAAGGTATCAAACAGAATCCTACCTTAATTGCTCCTCTACCTAGCGTCTTTTTAACAATAGGCCAATATTGGTTTACGGGAACGTCTTTAGGCCACTTACCTGCCTCATCCATAAGAAGAGCGCTAACACGACCTGAATCGTATGAGTTAAGTGCAGTATTCTTAAAATTAATTTTTGATTCTAATCCTATGTCATCATTAAATACCTTTCCCTTCTCTCTAGCCTTTGACTTTCTTTTGTCTTTCTTCTTTTTAAAAACAAGCTCTGTCTTAGTCTCATCATCTTCTGCTCTAGGCTTAAAAAATATAGGAAGGTTTCTGTATCCGTTCATCACCATATATACGAAAGCGTCACTAGCATCCTTACCTGTCTTAGATATAATACCACAAAAAGACTTTCTCTTTGTAATAGATTTCCATACAAGATAGCATGTAGCTTGTGATGTAGCTCCTTCACGACGCTTCTTAATACGGACTATACCAAAGCATTGTGGTATAGATTCACAATAATCCTGGAAGTAATAGTACCTCCTGTCTACATCTCTATAATCTGGGTTATTACCATCTTCTAGCGTCCAATATGTTAAATAGAAATAGTGTAGACCTGTTATGTATGTAGCTACCCCATTGTTGTAAAACCAATATCCGTTATTAACCTTATTCCATTCTTTTACTACAAAATCCCTTTGCTCATCCGAGTACAAGGCATTCTCATCTTCATCAAATTCTAGGTCCTCAAATATATCAGGAAGTTCTAGTTTATAGAACTTTTGGTCAACCTGCTCCATATCCCAATTATCTATATCTTCATGCTTTGGGATATTAGGTGTCTTGTATTTTATTCCGTATACCTCTTCTTCTTTATACATCTACTTTAAAATGCTTTTTGGTAAATCTATCCACTTTATTAAATATATCAAGTCCTAGTGCAGTTAATGCGTACCTTTTAATTGTCTTATCGCTAGATACTGATATTATAAAGTTATTCTTTTTGCCATAGCCAATAAAGTTAGTAAAACTATAGCTCTCTCCTTCAAAGTCTTTCTTAAAGTCATCTCTAGTAAAAAATGAGTACCTGCCAGCCCATAAAAAGAAAGCGCATTTATCAAGTGGCATCTCTAGTATTTCAGATACTTTTTCTATCTGAAGTAGGAATGAGTACATCTTTATTATAGCATAATCCTTTGTTCTTATCTTACCCTTTCCTTCTTCTATGCCAAGCTTTTTGTATTTGTATTTTGCGTTAGCTGCAAACCTTTGAACATTTTGCAAATGCTTATTTAAGCCGTAGTTTAATTGATATGCTTTAAATAGCTTGTATCCAAGTTCTCTTATTTTACCATTCTTTTGTTTACGAACCTCTGATACCTTATCGGCGTTCTTTTTATTCAAATGCCTTTGAGCTTTTAATAGCTTTTGGGTTTTGATATATGCTTCGTAAACCTCTTCTTTAGTAGAGTCTTTGGTTATATATGCTACGTTCATTTTACAAGCTCTTCTATTAAAGGTTTGCGTTTAGCCCTATCCTTATCTTCATCACCTGTTAAAGCGTTGTCTATCTTAAGCTTTTTCATTGCATCATTAATATCACCTACGCTATTAAAGAACTTCATAACCCTCTCTAGCGTTCCATCATCTTTATTAGACATATCTACTTGAGTTAAGTCATTGTTATTCAATAGTTTAGTAATCTCATTAAGCTTTCTATTAAGTGCATAGTATGCTCCTAATATACCATCTTCTTCGTACAGCTTTATTTTTTCTTTATCGGTCATGTTTAAATTTCTTTTGCAAGACAATCGGTATATTTTAATCGGATAAGTTTCTTTATTTTGCCGCCTACATTATGCGTCATTTCATAGTCAGAATACTTGTATACTACAGCTACATCATTAATTTCATAGTCAGTTATAGATTCTGGCTTCCCAATTATCTTAAGCTTATTAGGTATTTGCTTTGGTTCGCTCGTAAATATTAATCCAGCCTTCGATTCGGGAATCGGCTCGTATATTCTTTCGGCTAACATATACCCATCTATACATATAATTTTTTCTCCATCTATACCAAAGTATACGAAAGTCTCGTCGACTGCGAACACTTTTGCAGTGTGTGGGATACCTGGGTAGTCCAACTCGCATTCGTCAGACATACTATTGTGGTGTACCAATACATAGTCTCCTGCTTTTAAGTTTTTGAAATCTGTTAATAGAACTCCTTGTGTGAAGTTTGTAATACGGCTATCCCATGAATACTCATTGGCGATATGCAAGTCTATTGACTTCCCGTCTCCTAAATCTATTCTGTGTGAGTCTTTTTCTTGGGTATCTACGTAAACAATAACCCTTTTGCCAATCGGCTTGATTTTGTTAAATAAGTGCTTCATTCTTATCGGTTATACGCAAATATACGTAACCTACTTGAATCTCTCTCCCTTACCTGAAGTTTTTCCTGAACGATACACTTGAGAGCTCTTTGACCATAAATGGTGATAAGCCCACCAACCAGCAGATAACTTAGATGCATTTGCTGATTTTGCGTGACGCTGTCTATATTGCTTTCTCGCTTCGTCACTATAATTAGAAGAATATCCTTTGGCTCCAAATCTAACTAAGCGTACTTTATCTCCTTCTTTTGCAAGAACTACTTTTTTGTGTACGCCATCTGATGCGTCTTTTGGCTTATTGTAGCCACTGAATTTTTCACCACGATACTCTATCATAATTATCTGCCTTGTCCCCTATACTTTTTAGGTCTAGGAGTATGTTTATTAAATGCTTTTTGTGCTGACCCTAACTTTCTTTTACCAAAATTAATCTTTCTGCTATCTGCTTTAGCCTTTGCCATTTTATTTCATTAAGTTTTGTTTCATCCTTTCAATATAGTTTATTCCGTATCCACCTCTTTTCATTCTTTCAACAAATCTTTTAGAAGACTTTACCATACTTTCAACTTCATTTAAAGTGAATCCTCCTCCAATTTTAGGTCTTGTGCCAGGTTTTTCAAACCCTTGAAAGTTTTCTTTTACAGAAGCATTTTCGTATGTACTAAGCATATCTGCAAATGCTAATTTAAATATATCATCTCTATCCGGATTTGCCTTACCAAATATTTGCATCTTTGTATCACGATCCATTTGATTTATTTCTTTGTAAGCTCTTGGAACATACATTGTTTCTATCATTTCGTCTATTTGATATTCATCTGCAATATCTTGAGCTCCTCCTTTTATAGCTTCTTTAGTAACAGGGTCTACTGATGCAAAATTAAGTTTTTGAGACATCTCATCATTCATAGTAAATACATTGAATTTTTTTCCTTCAAATTGCTTGGAAAATGGATTTAATGTATAAACATAATCTTCCTTAGTTCCCCTATTTTTAGATGTGCTATGTTTAAAAGCATTATATATTTGATATGTTCCGTCAGGATTCGCCCTTAATACGATATTAGTGTGGTCTGGTACGCCTTTGTCATTATACTGCTGAATAAGCATTCCTGGAGCTAACTGCTTGTTCTTTGCCATATCAGCTATTTCTAGCATAGTTACTGGTCTTCCTTTTAATTTTTCAAAACCAGCTTTAGCATAATTCTTTTCAAAAGTAGGATTGTATTCTACAACCTTACCGCCGGTTCTAGATTCCCTTACACCTTCAGCCTCTCCTCCAAACATAGAAAAGTCAACACCAAAATCCTTATAAATATTACAAGCAGCTCCTATGCAAGTTAAAGAAGGGTCTATACCTTTTTTAGTTGCGCTTTCAGCTAATTCATATGGCTGATCATTTATAATCATTTGTTGAGCCCTTCTAGCCACAGCATCACCAAAACGCTTTTGCTGAAATGTCCTTTCTTTTATAGGCGTTTCTGTTGGTGTTGGGTCTGGCTCCTTTTTAGATGGGCTACCTCCATTATTAGCAATAATATTTAAAATGTTCTTGATAGCCATTTTACTTTTTACCTTTTATTTTCTTTTCTTGCTTTAGCATTGCCGCAGTTGGCTTCTTTTTACTTCCGACATTGGCACGGATGTTGTCCCACAACCCACGTTGTGAGACAGAACCATCCTTGCGTTTAATCATTTCCTTTTTCAACTTATTTAATTTTCATGTTTGTAGCCTTTGCTTTTTCAGTCATTGGCAATGAAAAGGGTTTTTTAAGACTAGGCTTAACCTTAGATGGAGCAGCGGTGCTTAATTTTACAGGAGCTGATTTTTTAATCTTAGGCATTATTATTTATTTTTTTTAGGTCTTACAGGAGTGCTTTGAGTTTTAGGCATTTTGTAAGGAGTTTTCACTGGCATAGAACTTGCATTTTGTGCCATTCTAACCTCATTTTGATTTGAACTTGGTTTGAAACGCTGACCAGGATTTGCAGCTTTTTCTGGTGCTGACTTCATTTGATTTTCTGGACGAGACTTCCATTGTTTTTGCATAGCTGCTTCAAACTTTCCTTTTAAACTTGGTTTACCCATTTCGCCCTTCGCGGCCGGTGCTGATTTTTTAACGATTTGTGGCATCTTATTTCTTTTTAGTTTTTACAGATTTCTTTTCGGCCATTTCTACTTTCTTGCCTTCTTTCTTTTCGTGTGCAGCTTTAGCAGCCTTTGAAGCATATACTTCTTTACCGCCGTACTCTTTGATTGGTTTTTTCACTCTTTTAGGTTTTTTAGTTTTGAATAATTCCATATCGTCAATCTCTTGTACGATTGGTGCTTCTTCCTTTTTGAAAAGGGATTTTAAAAGTTCTATTAGTTTTTTCATAGGTACAAAAATAAGTTACTTTTTTGAATAAAAACGAAGCATGTGATTTGATATATTTTCTGGTACTTTCTTATAGCTTTTCTTGAATGTAGTTGATGCCATAGCAACTAGCTTATCATCCGAGTATATATCTGTAGGGAACTTCTGAAGGTCATTCATCATACCATAGCTGTATAAGTATACATTAGCCCTTTGGATATACTTTGGTATGTTGATAGGTAACCCCCACTTCTTTATCTTTTCAACAGACCTCATCTCACAATCCTTCTCTAGCTCAATCATATCGTCTAGCATCTTGGACACCTGGGTCTTATTCATAATCTTTTCCTTGGATAACCACGCCCACATATTACTGCACGATACACCCCACTTATCCCATCTATCGTCACTCTTCCACTGATCCATATGAGAAGACTCGTGTACAAGTATTTCTATCCACTTATCGAATGGCTTACCACAGGCAACCACTAGGTCCCTGTTATCACCATCAAAATACCCGCCACACTCTGTTTCAAAATCATCTGTTACAACGACCTTTCGTGAGGGAGATAGAACTAAATCTACCTTGTAATCCCTGCATTGTCTTTTAACGCTATTTACAAAAGGTCTGAACTCTTTAGGGATATCATACTTCATACGCAAATTTACCTGTTATTTACATAAGTTCTTATAGTTGCAACATTGTTGCATTTATCAAAATCCTTGTACTTCTCAAACCACGCAGACCTTGAACCCTTATACACATAGTCAGGGTTTATATAGTATATATCTGCACCTACACCCTTGGCTATAACCTTCTTGTCCATAAGCTCTATAATACCCTTATAAACAGTATTTCTACTGCCTATGTTCAGTTCACTAGCTATCTGCTGTACATTGAGTAATACAGAGTCCCCGTTCTTTGGCATCTGTTTAAAGATATTGGCAAGTATCATTACACCTGCAGGACTCATAGTAAATAGTAAATCATACATATCCTCGTATATACGGACGTGGCTCTGCAAATCGGCTACCTTGTACTCCTTCTCGTCCCTGAGTACCTCACCCGTGTCGGAAACGACTTTCTCCTTCTGAGTGGGTATACTTCTGAAATAATCTCCATTCACCCTAAAAGGGTTGTAATTGTAAACAGGATAATCTTTAAGTTTCATTGGTTGTTTTTTGGCTGTTATTGGTCATGCAAGATACCAATGTTCATTTTATTGAACAAATTAATTTTACTGCAAATGTTCATTTTATTGAACAAATGGTGCATATTTTGTTCAAAATAGTGAACACGATTTGTTGATACCATTGAGTTGTAGAGGATTTATATATATATGGATATATAGGACGTGCGTATAGTTGAGAAAAATGGGAGATGTGTGGTCGTAAAAGGGTACCCCTAGCCCAGGAAAAAAAACGATCCGGTGGGAAACCAGGATCCTGCTACTGAGTGCCTCAACTTTTCAAACATATTACTAAAATTACTTATATAAATTTTTTGTTATATTTCACGCGGATATATTACAATTAAAAAAATATGCAACGTTGTTGCAAATTCAGGATACCTCCTCCATACCCTAACAACATATTACAATTAACTTATATAAATAAAAAAACTAATACTAAATATATTAGCAAAAAGAACAAACTTTTAATTTTTGGTATTTAACATTTGTTTAACTACCCGATAACACCATTTTAACATATGGCTATTTACTTTTACATTGTCAATAAGACATAACATAAAACTTAAAAAAATGAACAACGCAACAACAACAAACGCAACCCCAAAAGTAAGCAAAGCAAAAGCACTAAAAACTGCAAAAGCCGAAAAACTGTCAAACGTTAAAAAAGTGTTAAAACCCAAAATCACCTACCTTGCCGAAGGTATCACAGGAAAAGCCTTGCAAAGCGCGAAAATAGACACTAACAAAGCGCATAAAGTAGACGCGGGGTCGTTTTCATACTGCAAAAATAGGGTTTTACAATTCAATAGCGGCTTTTTAGAAGGCTTCGCAGCCTATAACGAGGCAGATTTAACGCCTAAAAATCTATTGCCATTACGCAGCGAAAAGGAGGCAGCGCGCCCAAATTTTAGCGTGTGGCTTATCATGCAGCTAATTAGCCGCTACTACAAAAAAGCATAATACGTTGGGCGTGTTAGCGCGTTGAAAATAGACGCGCGAAAATATCGAATATTTACACGCCTTCAAATATGCTCCGCAAAGTATTATCATAGTGGAGTGCAATAGTTAGGTATAAATTAGCGCAATGCTAATTGCCGAAATTTTCGGGGCGCAACGCCTACAAAATAGAGGCCCTAAATATTAAAATGATAAGTTCATTGAAATACTGAAAACCTTGCAACGTGTAACACGCGGAGCATTAAATTAATTGCATTGACTCCCTTTTTAGTTCTATTTTGGGCAATTTAGGGTCGGGAGTATAAACTAAATAAAAATAGATTAAGCGGGTACGTCTCCGCTGCCTATATCGTGCATAGCTAATAGAGACACAGCAAAACTATCATCGGCTCCATTCGAGCCATTTTAATATTACATACATACGCGATAGCGAAGATCTGCACGGCATTGTCATGTCGTGATTTTATACATTGAAAGGAGCTCGGCTAAGGGGGGTCGCACCCCCGCCTTTCAGCGAATCAATTTCATTAACCAATTTAATCTTTTCAAATGGCAACAAAAGTCTATTCAAGTAACGGACCGAGAGTCCGCACACGCATTTCTGTTTATGACAGAATAGTTAAAAAGTTAGTGTTATTAGGTGACTCTAAAACAGAGGCGCAAAATAAAGCTAGGCAAAAGTTCAAATTAATAGAAATTCAATCACAATTTAAATTCAATGATTATGCCATCAGCTAGTCAAATGTCGTGGGCAATGTATACCCAGGCGATCCTGTTTCTAATCTTTATGGGCATCTACGGATACATAATGGTTAGCCTTATTTATTCATTCTTCAAAAAACTATTAAAAAAATGAGCGAAAAAAACTTTAATCTGTTATGTGCAATAATTATGACACTAACAACAATGTCAGTCACACTTTTACTATTATTAGTCCTAGATGTGACAAAGGAAAATCTAGGTATAATTTGTATGTCATCACTAATAGGTAACCTGGCAGCCTTGGCATACTACATAAATTATAGAGAATTAAAAAGAAAAGATGACAGAATTTTATAGTAGGTACGTGGGTCCGCCAGTCTACGTAGAGTTAGAAGATGAGCCACAATACGAGTGCTATAACATATATGCAACACATCTAATCAAATATCCTGACGGCAAAATTATAGAGTCGCAGAATGATGAAGTGTTCCACTATATGTACGAGCAAAAAGCGTATTCGGCTAATAAATTATGGCGACTAGAAAAAATAATTTACGAATCAAAAATTTAGTATGGAGATGATCCAATGTGTCAGGTGTAACGGGCTTATGCCCGAATTACGCTTTACTAAGTATGGGTATCGTAGTTGCGTAAACTGTAGTACTACCCAGAAGGTAGGCGGTGTGCCAATTACTAACCATAAGACAGGCAACTCTATCCAAGTTGTACCCATGGAGGTAGCTAACAGGATCAATAGGTTAGCTGCTAGGCAGGGGTATGGAGTATGCAAAGGCATGAAGCACAATTAACCAATTTTTAAATCAAAATCATTAAACATGAAAGAGTATTCTAAATTAGAACTAATCACGCTTGACACTATCGAGCAATCATGGGATGGGGACGAGTTAAAGATAGATGAAGGGGATACCAGGGTTTGGCTAAGTGCTTATGAAAATAGGCAATATAGTGGGGATTATACGGTAGAGACAAGAGTTAATGGAAGATGGGAACAAAAATCATTTTATTTCTAAACCAATAAATCAATAAACATGCAGTATTATCTAGTAGTAATGGACCACAAAGAAATGACGGTAACGCAGTACAAATTACCAATCGGCTGGGAAGACATGGACGACGTGTCTTCTGTCGATGAGTATGCAGAAAGGTACATGCACATTGATTTGTCAAATGCTAATTGGATGCTGACAGATAGGGTTACCTACATGAACAATGCGTGGAAAATCAAAATAGGTGATGCAAGATAACTATCATGCTAATCCTACTAATCATTATCTCTGTTTCTGTTTCAGTTGTAATAGTCAGAGATGCCCACTCAAAAGATAGCGGGTACACAGACAAATTCCTAAACCTCTAAATCAAATTGTATGATAAATGCAAAAGAAGAATTATTAGAAATGCTAGTCCATGTTAAAAATATGCATGGCGCAGAAGTAGTGTGTGCTAGTATTAATTTTGATAACGAAGTTATTGAATTATTTGAATGGCACGATGAAAAGGATTTTAATTTATTCTTATCTAAACTTGATTTTGAATATCACAATGGATATGGTATTCAGGGCCTGTTTGGTAAAGTGTGGCTAACAAATGGAGTTTGGTTAGATAGAAGTGAGTATGACGGATCGGAGTGGTGGGACTATTATAAATACCCTCAAATACACTCCCACTTATTAACAATTCATTCATCCCTAAACCAATAAATCAAATAAACATGAGCAAAACAGCGTTAGAATGGTTCTCCGAATTGCCAGAACCATACAAATCACAAGCAATTCAAAATCTTAAAGAACAAAGTGATTTTTCAGAAGTCATCAGTAATAGAAGCGGAGCAACATTCGACTATATGTCGGATGCTATCACAGGTGCAATGCAATGGTCAGTCACACCGCAGGGTCATGAGTATTGGATGAGACTGCACGACGATTGGACAGAGAGGGACCAGCCAGAAAAGAATAGGATAAAAGAGGAAGAGGAGAGAGAGGCGGAGATAATACGACAAGAAAGGTTAAGAGTGTATCGAGAGCAGGAACGAATAAGGATTGACAATCTAGTAACCATTAGTGAGTCAATGCGTAGGATGTTGTATGAGATACAAGACAGAAGTGTAGTAGCAAAATATATCCTACAAAATTCCGACAAGAATCTGTTTTGTAATTACATTACTATGCGTGGTTGCATGACATCGTTTCTGCCAAATGGTAAGGAGCATATAGTAAATGATGAAGGCAATTGGTCAAGACAAGGTAGACAGGAAATGAAGCCAGCCAAATTAGCTAGAAAGATTTTACCTGAGTCTCTTGAACTATCCGAGCGATACTTCGAGGAGTACAATAACATAGTAAAATCCTACATAGGAATTAATGGTGACGAGGATGGCAATGGTAAGAGTGTAACATTAGAGGTAATAGATGGAGAGCATATTAGAGATTACTATAACGAAAAAAATTATAGTGAAGCTGCTAATATGGGTAGTAACTTATGGGGGTCTTGTATGAGATACGATTCATGCAGAGACTATTTCGATATATATGTTCATAATGATAACATCAAAATGCTTATCGCAAAAGATGTTAATAATAAGATTGTAGGTAGGGCATTGCTATGGCATACTAATAACGGAAGACGTGCAATGGATACCATATACTCTGACGATTCAGTGCAACCGATGTTCATAAGTTGGGCTATTGATAATATGTATTGGTACAAGTCACAACAATCATGTCATCATTCACAATTTGACATGCATATGGGTAAGAGGCAGAACGATTGGGTAGCCGAAGTTATACTATCTAAGTCTAGATACGACTACTATCCATACATGGATACCATGGCATACCTAGACACATCAGGCAAGATATTGTACAATGATGAATGTCAGGATCACGATAGAACTTTAAGATGTACTGATGGCTCGTATGATGAAAACGGCTCAATATGGGACGATGATGCAGACGAAAACATACACGAAGATGACTCTGTGTATCTAGATTATTCAACAGATTCTGTGTCGTTCAGCGGTCACACTCACATAGATAGAACTGTTGTTACTAGGTATGGATACAGGATATTAGAAAGACACTCCATAGAAGTAGAGGGACATACTTATCCAGAAGGTCATGATGATGTAGTGTATCTAGATAGCCTAAATGATTACTGTCTAGTAAGTAATGTTAGAACATGTGAGCATGATGGAGAGGAGTATCACATAGATGATATGAAAGAGTTCGATGACGATGTTTGGGTTGCAGACGATAATGTGGAAGAATATTTAGAACAATTAAAATCCGAAGAAAATGTTTAACAAAAACCTATTACTAGAAATACTATCTATTCAATCAGAGACATACAACTCTGTTGACATGGAGAACTTTATCATGAACAAGCTAGAAGAAATGGACATCGACTATATTGTTGACAAAGGCAACATATATGCAGCGAAGGGAGAGTCTTCAAGCTATCCATGTATTGTTTCCCATATGGATACTGTGCACAAGATTATACCACAGGATCATTTCAAAATCATGCATGATGACTATTGTGCCATGGGTTTTGATAGAGGTCTTAACATGCCTAGCGGTTGTGGTGGCGACGATAAGGTCGGCATATTCATATGCCTTACAATGTTGCAGTATCTAGACAACGTTAAGGTTGTGTTTTTCAGAGACGAGGAGGTAGGCTGTTTAGGTAGCGGAGAGGCGTTCATGGATTTCTTCAATGACGCCAGGTTCGTGCTACAATGCGACAGGAAAGGTAATAAGGATTTTGTAAACAATATATTCGGACTAGATTTACAAAGCAAAGACTTCAATACAGATGTGTCAACTATCATCAAAAATTACGGCTATGAATTCTCCGACGGCGGTATGACCGATGTATATCAACTAGCAATGGACGGGGTAGGTGTATCTGTTGCAAACATGAGCTGCGGTTATCACAATCCACATTCAGACGACGAGATTGTAGTATTCAACGAGGTAGAAAATTGTATGTACATGGTTTACGATATCATGTCAAATATGATTGACGAGTATCCACACAAGGCAGAAAAGACTTATGCATATTCTACGGGATACTATGGGGGGTATGGTGGATATGGAACATATGGATTGAGCAAGGATACGTATAAGAGTGATAAGTATGACTACACATGGGATTCATATGACGATAGCTGGCTAGAAGGTAATGCAGGAAAAGGAAATATCGCAGACCCAAATGATGTGTTCGCTTGTGAAGATTGCAACAACGTAACAAATGTAGATGAGGCAGAATACATATCGGACTTCAATGCCATAGTATGTAAGAAATGTTTCAAAGCGTATGAGAGAGAAGTGCATACGGCAAAGAATTTTAATACTCAATATAAAAACTTACCATTTTAAACAATTAAACCTAATAAACATGAATCAATTAACGGAAAAGCAGCAAACTATCATCAACAACATTACAAACGAATTCCTAAAAATCAACACAGAAAATCTAGTGCCAAAAGGTAGCCTGGTTGACGTTAGTCCATTTTTGCAGCAAATAAATATGGATAAGATTAGGAGAAAAGAAATAGAAATACAAAACGATATTAATCGAAAAATTAATCTTGATAATATAGAAAGAGATGCCAAAAGGCTCAATGATGACCTAGCTCATGCAAAAATATTAGCAATATTGGAAAAATATAGCATTAGATTAATCGCTGAAAAAGATGTACATAAAATAAACGCGTCTGCTAGTTACAACACACTACACATTAATTTTGACTTTGATGCAACAACTGTATGGTTTAAGAGCCAAATAGAATCAATAGGAGAAATAAACCCAAGCTACTCTTATAGATTAGGTGGCGCAAGATGTTCAACAATAGAAGAGGTTGTTAAAACAAATACATTCAAAGATAAAATAGTAGAATTCATTAAAGAAATAAATCAATAAACATGAAAACTTTTGACTTTTACAGAGACGAAAAAAACACAATATGGTTAAGATTAAAATTCAGTATCGAAGCTGAAAGCTATGTGCAGGCATTGGAAAAAATCAAGCAAATAGAAAAGGACCCACGGCAAAGTTATGAAAACGAAATCGGTCATGAGTATCTGTATGAAACGCTTGAAGGTATGGATCCAGAAGATAACGATGGCCAATCAACATGCGAAATCTATTCAGAAGAGGATGACAAATTAATTTACACAAACAAAATTAAATAACTATGAAAACCTTATATGTAGTTGTGTACAAAGAAGACAATAGTATTGAGGCTGTTGTTGAGTCCAAAAGTGATTTTAAGAAGTGGCTATCGGCACACAATAAAGAAAGAACAGATAGCGGGGAGATAAAAGAGAGCGCACACGAATTTGATTTAATTCAAACAAAATTCTTTAACAAATAAATTTATAAAAATGAGCAAAGATTACGTAAAACATTGGAGTGACAAAGCCAAAGAAGTATTAGTAGGCAGAAAAATAGTAGACGCCAGGTATCTAAATGACAAGGAAATGGATATGATGGGGTGGCATTCTAGGCCCCTATGCTTTTTCCTAGATGACGGAACATCGTGTATGCTTTCCATGGATGATGAAGGCAATGACGGAGGAGTTATGTTCTATGGTTCAGACGGAGTATTCCCTGTAATATATCGATAACATATTAAACAATTTTTATTTTATAATCAATTCAAAATCAAATCAAAATGAGTACAACAAAAACAATCAAGACAGTTAATGGTAAAGAAGTAAAGCAATTAACAAAAGTAGGTGACCTATACGTAGGTATAGTAGATGGCAAGACGTTAACCTGGAACACACGTGGAAGACTATCAAATGGTGTATACAAATCAAAGAACGACCTTAGCCTTAATTCAAACTACTATGTAGCGATACGTAAGTGGGGGTCTACATTCAAGTCTACCATCTACGATAAGGCTCCAAAGGGTAGAGGTATTGTAAAAGTTTTAGAAGTTTCTATCTAATTATTTTGCAAATCAGCAAAAGATATTTAAATTTGTATAAACCAATAAAATCAATATGGAAAACCAATCTATTTATGAAGACAAGGCTTTACTAAATGCCTTTGAAGAGTTCGTTCTAGAAAACGAATCGTCTGTTCCGCTAATGATGGATGCGATAGGTAAGAATGGAGTTTACCTTGTATTCGTGAGTGGGTATTTATCAGGATTAAATCACGTTGGCTCTATACTAGACAACGAGTTTTTAAAAATAAAATCAATTATATGATATATAAGATATTTAGCGACATCGAAACAGATGGCGAACACACATCAGACACCCAATCCGTAGCTACGTTAGACCAGGCATTGGATTTATATAGGCAAATATTCGTAACTATGTCTGAAACAATTGTAGATTGTGGTGGCTCATTAGTTACTATGCTGTATTCAATAGATGATAACGACAAGATGATTATCATCAAGAGAAATACATTGGACACAACAGTAAATATCTTATCAGATGTCGAACATTAACAATCTTCTAATTGCCATATCGTTGGCTGTTGAAGTAGAATCATTATCAAAGGCTACAATGGTTGGGCAGGTATTTTTTAAGTCCATCCCAGAACATTACGTGTACGAAGGAGAATATGTAATTCACAATTATAGAGTTGGATTATACCATGCAGATGGCATACACCTAGTAGACGTTAGAGGCGTAGGCTTGTTTCAAGTTATGTAAAACTATCATCATGAGCAGCATGAAATTAATAAACCCATACATATACCCTGGGATAAGAGGTAAAGATTTGCCGAAGGGATTCACTAGGTTAATCAGGCTATCAAGTGGGAAGGTAACTCACGATGATATTGTAAATGCAATAACCAATGTTACAAATATCACATTTGACGAGATGAAGGCTACCCGAAGAAAGCAAGAATTGGTAGACGCTAGGCGTATATATTGTTATAACGTTAAGGTTAGATTAGGGTGGACGTTAGTTGACATAGGCAAAAAATTGTCATCAAGAGACCACACGACTATTATACACAACATCAGCACGTATTATGACTTATATAAGACTAACGACATATTCCGAGAGAAAGCTGATTGGATAACCGAAGAATTAGAATGGAAACCTTAGATTATTATTTAGAAAATGGAATGGTGGTATTCACGGAGCAATTCCTTCTCGACAGAGGGTATTGCTGCAATCGTGGATGCCGCCATTGTCCATACAAAAACAAACAAAATGAACCTATTAAAGAAGCTATTCGAGACATCGAAACCAGAGAAACCTCCGATGAGTTACGACCACGCGATACTGAAAGCTAGTGAAAGAGATGCTATGCTAGAAGCATTGTTTGACTCGCAAAGGGAAATCCTTAGCAAGAAGGGTTACGACTATGCAGGCGAAGACATACTATCTAATTTCAGATTAGCTGGCATGATTGTAAATCAATCATCAAATAATCCTGACGCTGTTAATTGTTTAAACCTAATAGGTACAAAAGTAGCTAGGCTAGGTCAACTATTAAGCAGCAACAAAGAAGCGTACAATGAGTCTATACAAGATTCTGTAATTGACTTATGTAATTACTCGGCATTATTATATTTAATATTAAAAGTAAAAGATTAACATGGCAAAGAAAAAAGACAAAAAAGTAGAAGTTAGTGATATCATGACACTAGAACGTGAAGATAAGTACGAAGCCCTCATATCCCTAGTTACAATCAATAATTCTATTGAAATCATAGAGGCAATGTACATAGACTTCCTTGCGAATCACGACAATCTAGATAAAATGAGGAAGGAATATGATAACAATAAAGACCTTGATAAGTTACCGTTTGAAGCGTATTGCTTTTTAAGGTACGGAAAGGCATTATCAGACTCACTAAAAAAATTAATAGGATAAAATGAATCACGCTAGTTTGTTTTCTGGCATAGGTGGATTTGATGTAGCTGCACAATGGATGGGATGGGATAATGTATTCCACTGCGAATGGAATCCGTTTGGTCAGCGAGTATTAAAATATCATTTTCCAAAATCAATATCATACAATGACATTACCGAAACAGATTTCTCTATTCACAGAGGAACAATTGATGTACTTACAGGAGGATTCCCCTGTCAACCATACTCAGTCGCAGGAAAGCGTCTTGGTAAGGCCGATGAAAGACACCTCTTTCCTGAAATGCTACGAGTTATTAAAGAGGTCCAACCAACATTCGTCGTGGGCGAAAACGTTCGTGGGCTTGTTAGTTGGAATGGAGGATTGGTCTTCCATGAGGTGTGCTCTGACTTGGAAAGCCAAGGATATGAAGTACAACCGTTTATTATTCCAGCTGCAAGCGTCAACGCCCCGCACAGAAGGGACAGAGTTTGGTTTGTTGCTTACTCCAACGACAAGAGAAGAGGTACAGGATCTAGGCAAGTTCAAGGACAGGATGGAGAAGTATCCCAACGGAACGACGATGCCAAACCTAGCTACTCAAGTAGTATCATTACTACCGACACCTTCGGCATACGACTGGAACACGGCTCGCAAGGAGGAGACATTCCTAGCAGCAAAAGCTCGTCACAAAGCAAAGGGGGTCAACTTGCAGAACCCATTGAAGCAAATGGCGAAGCTAGGTATGTTACCGACACCGAAGGCGCAAGAATCGAGAGGCAACGCATCGAGAGACAGAGGCAAATTCAACTTAACGGACGAGATAGCGAAAATATACGAGCCAAGTTCCAAGACTTCCCAACTAAACCCCCTATTTGTGGAGGAGATGATGGGCTTCCCAGAGAATTGGACTCTATTACCTTTTCTAAGTGGAGAATGGAATCAATAAAGGCTTACGGGAATGCTATTGTACCACAGGTAGCATACAATATATTCAAGGCGATAGATTTATTTACTAAACAAAATATATAAAAACAATGACAGCAATAGACTACTTGACAAAAGAATTAAATATTATCAACGATATGAATGATGTTAATGACCAATTAAAACAAACATTAATAACCGCAGCAGTAAGTGTAGCCAAGAGTAAAGAGAAGAATCAAATTGAAGAGGCTTATAGATTTGGAAAAATGAATTGCTTTCAGGTTGCAAATGATGGAATGAAGAACGTAACGGCAACCGAGTATTACGACGATAAATACAACGAAATATAATAACATGGCAGATATCACAAAATGCAGCGGAGAAGGTTGCCCACATAAAGAAGGCTGTTATAGGTATACAGCACATGAATCTTACTTGCAATCATACTTCCTAGATCCACCAATTACTAAAAACAATAAGTGTGACTACTATTGGGGAGATAACGGAGAGTTGATATGGAATAAAGCAAAAGAAATTAAAAAAGAATAATGTCCTTTATAAGTGACAAAATCCTAATTAATGTGCATTTTATGACACTTTATGTTAAAAAAATATACGCAATTCGATATAATTCCTTATCAAATATTATTATTATATGTAAATAAATATAAAAACCATGAAAGTATCAGTACACAAAAACAGGTTCTACTTTGCTCTCATACCGTCTATAAACATATATGCATGGTGGCTAATAGAGTTAAGTTGGGGATACATTACTATAAACATTAGAAAATAACATATGCAAACAGTATTACAACAATTGATTAGTGAATTAAAAAGCATTGAATCATATGACTCTATTGTACATGGTATAATAAAAAGAGCAGAATCTAAACTTGAAAAAGAAAAAGAGCAGATAATAGATGCTTACTATGGTAATATAGATGGAGTATATGGATATAGAGAAGAAGGAGAAGAATACTACAACCAAACCTATAACCAAAACAAATAACCTATGACACCAAAAGAAAAATGTGATGAGTTAATAAAGAAATACAAGCCAATAGTAACCCTAAAAATGGGGTTTGAGCACTCATATATATTAAAAAAAGCTGTACAGTGTGCATTAATAGCAGTAGACGAAATAATTTCTTCTAACCCTATTGCCTTTGACAAAGACGATAACTGCATAGAAAAGAATTGGTGGAAAGAAGTTAAACAAGAAATAGAAAAACTATAAATTATGTTAGCATTATTATTTATGATACTTGTAGGAATAGTATCTATCCTAGGATGTATATCTATATATAAACAAATAAAGAAACTATGAATATACAATTTGAAGGGTTCTTAATATCCTTTTTATTTGCTATTCCCGTATCTATCCTATGGGTATACCTCATAGATTATAGCAAGAGAAAAATAGAAGAGGATGAAAGGAATAGGCAAGAATAAAAGTCAACCTATAACTTTACTTTAACCACATAAAAGTAAACCTATAACTTTACAAACTATGAAAATATTTAAAAACGACGTACAAGCTGTTATTGACAGCCCATTCATCGATGGACATGATGGTTCAATATTATTGGGGTTTAGCTTATCTGACGGAGTATATGAGTGCTGCGGAACCCCTGTTGTAGCCTTTCAGTTAGGCCTGTTGTTTGCGACATTGACAATAACTATATCTGAACACAATAAAAATTAAAAAAATATTTGGTGGTATAAAAAACATTTGTATTTTTGTACTGCAAATCCGATAAGGTAGTAGAGATACGTTATCGGGTGTGCTTTTAGAAGGCTAACACCTTTTTGAATCATGCCCATCAAATCTCTACTTTGGTGGGCTTTTTCTTTCATACCCCATTCGGTAAGGTTTTAACACATTTTAGCCTTGTTCTATACAACGATAGTTCAAATAAAAATTTGCTGTTCTTTACACTTAACGTGTGTGTTTTTCGTAGCACCTATGGTGCTTAACTTTTTGCACATGCGGAGATATACATATTAGTACAAAGTGGTAGCCATGTCTTACAGGTTGACAACTGCCGACAAGTAAACAAAGTAAAAAACTAATGTGCCGTTAGATATTCGGGTGTGTAGTAGAGCTATGAATCCACGAGTTGAAATAAAGTGGAGGACTGTTCAGGTAACTTTTTACTTGGATATAGAACCTGATATACATATAGTTATGGTAAAAGATAAAAAAGAGAGAGCACTGATATTTATATTTACATTCTTCATTCCATATTTAGTATGGGTATGGGGATTAATATACTCAGGTGTGATATACGATATAATAGCAGAATTCAAAAAATTATTTAGAATATTATTTAAATAGTTTGTAGTTTTGCAATAAGTAATAAATGCTACTATAGTTTAGAAAGCCCTAGTACCGATGCCTTGCGGTTGGGTTAGACATAGTTTTCTTGCCAAGTGTGTTATAGTAGCAGCATTTGTTCATACGCATAAAGAAAACAAAGGGGCTTATGGTTGTGCCAGAACAACCGATATAGTCAGGAAGTCGTTATGGTAGACGAAAACTGAGATTAAATACATCAGTCTCCTAAATGTAGGTTCGAATCCTACACTGACTACGAACTAAATAACAATAAAATGCAGAATTTATTAAAAGCATTGTCACTATTTCAATCACAATGCGAACCAATTACAAAGTCATCTAACAACCCATTCTTTAAATCAAAGTATGCGCAATTAGATGCTATTCAGCAACACATAGCCCCTCACTTAAGTCGCAATGGATTAGTGATATCACAACCAACTATTGTATTAGACGGAGCTCCTTATGTTCAAACTAATCTATATCATGTAGAGACAGGAGAATTGATGGTATCATACTTTCCTATCGTAGTTCAAAAGCAGACCGCACAAGACTATGGTAGTGCTGTAACTTATGCTAAAAGATATAGCTTATCAGGATTATTAAACCTAGTTATTGAAGACGAAGATGATGATGGAGAGAAGGCTATGTCAAGAGATACAGCGGCTCCTCAGAAAGAATGGCTAACAGATAAGCACAAGGATTGGAGTGCTATTGTTAAAAGAGCTGAATCAAATAATCTAGATGTAGCTAAACTTAGACAATTCTATAACATATCAAAAGCTGTTGAAGCTGAATTAAATAAAATTAAAAATGGATAATCATGGGAAAGCAAAGGTTACTTCTTGTATTTTGCATTGCTTTACTATGGACTTCATTGTACCAGGCAAATAAATGCTCAACACTAGAAGACCAGCTTCTTTATAAAAATGCATCATTAGATTCTCTTAAAGTAAAGTATGAAGTGTTAAGCTCTGACTTAAACGTAGAGAAGATGATTAATATGAGATACGAATATGCACTAGATATATTGAATGAAACCGATCCTGTTGCTGCATACAAATACAGGGTAATATTAACCGACGAAACAGAATAATATGATAACATTAGAAACGTTACAACAAAGGCCATTAAGCTACTCTTCACTAAAAGAGTTTGCTAAGAGTCCTGCACACTACATTGCATACCTAAATGGAGACAAAGAGCCTAGTAAAGAAATGATATTTGGCAGCATGCTGCACTGCTTACTACTACAGCCCAAAGAATTTAATTCTCAGTTTGCCGTGATGCCAAACGTAGACAGAAGAACAACAGAAGGTAAAGCTACTTACGCAAAGTTTATGAGTGAAGCAGAAGGTAAGACCGTTGTGCAAGAGTCTGAGTTTGAAGATGCCAATAGACTTGTAGATAAGATAATGATGCAAGACCATTTTAAAAAGTTGGTATCAGATTGTAATATATTTGAAAATGAATTCAGGGCAGAGATGCACGGACTTCCATTCAGAGGATTTATAGATGGAGAATCTGATAAATATGTTTTAGAAGTAAAGACAGCTTCGGACGCACATCCAAAAACTATCATCAATAATTTCTATGACCGAGGCTACCACATACAAGCTGCCATATACAATATGGTTACTAATAAACCTATAAAATACCTAATCGTTGAAACTAAATCTCCATACAATATTGTTGTTGCAGAAGCTAGTCAAGAGTATATTGACCTAGGTAAAAAGACGGTATCTGAATTAGCAATGCTATTTAATTCGTGTATGCAAAACAACCTTTGGGATATGGGATACGAGTTCCATTCAGGTGGAGACTTTGAAATATCTTTGCCATATTGGGTAAAATAATTTTGTTTTTGTGAAAAACATTGTATATTCGCAATACACTATTTGAAATAAGCCTATGTCGAGCAGATACGACACCTTGAAAATAGACCTAAAGTTCCTGCCTATTGAGAACGAGCAAGAACTTGAAGATCTAAAAGACCTTGAGTTTCAAACTAAGAGTCTTGACTGCCAGTTCCTAGATTACCATGTTGGTATGGACGGATATTTATACTTTGAAGACTTCGAGTATGAATTAGTAGCTAAGGATAATAAAGACGGGCTATTCTCGGCAGAGATGCGAAAAATAAACCAAGTAACAAAGAAAAGCTATTATAATGGAGATGTTTTATTCTACGGAAAACCTTACGAAGTATTCTATACGTTTATGGCGTACTTCAATGATGGTGAACTAGAATCTGTCGTCCTGATTTCCAAACAATAAAACCATGAACGCGAAGGGCATAACCAAAACCAAACTAACCAAAACCTACCCTCAAATCGCCAAAATACTAGATGAGATTTACTCGAAAGACAAGTCAAAGAACTATTGGTTTTTCGTTAACTACTCTGGAAAGTATATGGATAAAGACGGGAAGCCAAGAACCGTATCCATGGGGGCTGTCATTGACATCCTCTCTGAATATGGATTTGATGTAGCGATTACAGCTACCAAGAACCCAAAGAAAAAGCTTCTATGGGGAAAGCTTGAAAATGTTTAATATTGATTCTCATACATACAAGCGACAATCCCCTGGTGTTTCTACATCGGGGGTTTTTTTACCGAATTTTTAACCAATAAAACCATAAAAATGTCAGACACTGTTTACATCAATGCATTACGATGCAAGAAAACTCAGTATGGTACTAAGATTAGTATCAACGTAGAAAAGTTTATTGAAGAACTTAAGAGTCATCAAAATGACAGAGGCTACGTAAATATCGAAATCAAAGATAAAAAGACACCTGACCAGTACGGATACAATGCATTTGCTGTATTGGATACATGGAAGCCTAACAAAGATGCAGTTCAACCTGCAGCTCCAAAGTCTTTTAGTAAGACTGACGACCTTCCATTCTAACTAACTTAAGTTCAATTAGTGTAAATAAACTAAAAAATTATTATTAATCAACGAGTTATTTAATGGGAACACTAATTGCGCTTTAAGTACCTTGTTGGTGTTTAATGGTTAGCACATCTATATGAAGGAGTTAGTTCGAATCTAGCACAAGGTCAAAATCAATATGTATGCAGAGAGTAACCTTATTTAGAAACATTACTACAATACATGAGCCCCACTTTGTCGAATTGGGTTCGGTATTGAAAGGAATAGAAACAGGCAAATACAAAGAGAAAGTAAGCGAGATAAGGCAATGTAAAGACGAGAACAAAATTAGAGAGTTAAAGTCAGGACTGCCATGCGTTTTATTTTCAGGAGAATTTAATAAGCCTATAACTAAAACAAGAGACAACGGAACAGAGTATGTGTCTTACAGAGATGACAAATCTCTGACAAAGCATAGCGGATTTGTGCCAATAGATATTGATGATATCGAAGATGTTAATGAGGCAAAGCAAGAATTAATTAATAATCCATTTATATATGCCTTATGGATTTCTTCTAGTGGTAGAGGTCTTCATGGTCTAGTTAAGATTGGAGACGGAAATAAGCATACGCAGCACTACAAAGCTCTACTAGAAAAGATACCTGGCTTAGACCCAACAGCTAAAAACATAGCTAGGGTATTGTACGTATCTTATGATCCTGAGATATACGTTAACACATCTTCTAGTGTGTTTTTTGATATTGTTCAGGACGAAGAGATAAAGCCATCTTCGGTTAAAATGGGAGATGGGTTTACGGATTATAAAAAAATTGATGTAGCCTCTAGAATGATTAGGCTAGCACCTGATGGACAAAAGCATCATACGTTACTTAGGGCAGCTACATTATTAGGCGGATATGTTGCAACTAAATACATAGAATATGATATTGCTTACGATATTCTTGCTCACGAGATTTCTAAGAAAGATGTAGACGACATCCAACTAGCCAAGAGAACCATAGAAGACGGATTGCGTCATGGTATGACCAGGCCTATACATGAGGTTGAATCTGAGTACAGGGAAGCTGTACGTGAAATTGGAGTTATGGAGGAAGACTTGTCCTTTCTTTCTTCTAGGTCCAAAGACGATGATTTTATCTATAAGTTTAGGTCTGGCCTCATACCTATGGGTATGCCTTTTGGGTATAAGCATTTAGATGACCATCTGAGGCTAAAAGAGGGCGAATTTTATGCGTCCCTAGCACACAGCCATATTGGTAAAACAACAGTCAATTTGTGGCTCATTTTCCTATCTGCTGTGCATTATGATTGGAATTGGATGCTGTACACAGGAGAGAATCAATCTGCTTCAGTTAAGATGAAGATTATGGAGTTCTTTGTTGGCAAGAAGATTACAAGTATGAACGACTCAGAGCATGCAGCTTCATTAAAGTTTGTAGATGAGCACTTCTTTATACTATCTACCGATAATATGTACACATACGGAGAGATATTAGACCACTCTAAAGTGCTTATGAACTATAAGTCTTTGAAGGGGCTGTTTATTGATCCGTATAATTCTTTGAAGATGGAGTTGACAGCAGCAAAGAATAAATACATATACGACTACGAGGCATATAGCGAGATGCTCAACTATACAAAAAGATACAACACTTCTATATTTTTATCAGTACATAGTACAACCAATTCTCAAAGAGAAAGAGATAAAGATGGCAACCAAAAGATGCCTCACGCATCAGATACCGAAGGGGGTGCTGCACTTTACAATAGGGTTGATAACTTTGTGACTTATCATAGGAAAATCAAAGACCAATACGAATGGATGGTAACAGAGATTTCTGTTGATAAAGTTAGAAATAAAGAGACGGGTGGCAAGCCGACAACACAAGGAAACCCATGCATATTAAGAATGAATAATGGAGTTGAATTTGTAGATGAAAACGGAATGCTTCCTTTTAATAGGGATTATTTATTACTAAAACATAAATGTAAGTTTTAAAATGGGATACGAGTTTATAGACGAATCAAGAGTTACAATTTTAGCTTATGACTTATCTATTGAAGATTTGGAAGAGCGAAGAGAAAAGGCCATTGAGTTCAAGACATTGAAATTAGCACAACAAAAGCTAATCATCGGCCACAATGTTATTAAGAATGCTATAAAACAAAAGAAGAGAGTCTATTCAAAAGAGTTAGACAAAGAATTTGCACTTAGAATTAAACCAATAAAACCATAAAACCATGGCGAAGCAAGTATTTACAGACCAATCATTGCAATCTGCTTTTGAAAAGTCAATAGAAATGTATGAAGCATACAGAGCTGTTGTAGGAAAAAAGATTGATTGTAGCGACCCTAGGGCTATTGTAGAACACCTATCTGAAATTACATCAATAATGTCTTTAGGTATTACAGCAAAAGCTCAGTTCCAATACCTTACAGAGAAATTATCTTTCTCTAAGCTTATCACATTAAACAATGACGATAGGTCTGCAACAGAAAAAAAGATGCTAATAGCTTACGAGATAGGCGATTGTAGCTTTTACAATAACATTACAGAGTTATTGATTAAAGAATGCCATTACAAGATAGAAATATTGCGTTCTGCATTGTCATATAGCAAAAGTGAATTAAATTTGATATAATTTATGAAAAAAGACAATAATAATGAAGGGCATCCCGTTTTAGTACTATTGTTTTTATATTTACTAATGATGGGTCTTTTACTTACCTGTTCTTTATCTAATTTATGAGGCAAATCAAAAAGGTGCAGAAGTATGGTTTGAAGTTTGACTCTAGGTTAGAGTTATTCTTCTATGAACTATTGATGAGCGAGAAAATTAAATTTGATTTTCAAGTTCCATACTTACTTCATCCAACGTTTAAGTATCAAGGAAAGTCCATTAGAGCAATGACATTAACTGTTGATTTTGATTTGACAGAGAAAGGGAAGTCTGTAATAGTTGACACCAAAGGGTTTCAGAGGAATGACAATAAGCTAAAGTGGAAGCTCTTAAAGTACAGGCTTTATAGTGAATTCGGAGAACAGCCTCATATATTTTTACCAAAAAATCAAAAAGAGTGCAGAGAAGTTGTTGAGTTTATTAAAAAGTTGTAGTTTAGCAAAACCTAACCCATAAATACATGAAAAAAGAAATCAGACCTCGGATTACAGAGGCCGAATTCGATATCTTAAAAGATATCAGGTCTCAACACGAAGCGCTTTCTGAGGAATGCGAAAAACAAGGCATTCCTGTACAAGATGTTAAGCACTATTGGTTCAAAGGAGAACACTTCTCAATTAATGTCAAGGGAGCTCAAGTAAGTTATAATGACGTCAAGGACGCTATTATATCAGAAATGAAAGAATATGCTCCTGAGTATTTAGAGATTCAAAGAACTCCGTTTAACAGACCCGAAGATGCACATCTTTTGGTTATTGACCCTGCCGATATACATATCGGTAAACTATGCTCTGCATTTGAAACAAATGACGAGTATAATAACAAGATAGCTGTTGATAGAGTTATGCAAGGTGTGTATGGTATACTTGAAAAAGCTTCTGCGTTCAATGTAGACCAAATACTATACGTTATCGGAAACGATATCCTGCATGTAGATACACCTAAAAGACAGACTACATCTGGAACTCCGCAAGATACAGACGGAATGTGGTATGATAATTTCTTGATTGCTAAAAGATTGCATGTAGAGATTATTGAAACACTTAGAGAAGTATCTAATGTATTTGTGCAGTACGACCCTTCTAACCACGATTACACAAATGGTTTCTTTTTAGCTGATACAATTCAGTCTTGGTTCAGTAGAGATAAGAATGTTGAATTTAATTGCTCTATCAACCACAGAAAATATTACAGATACTATAACAACCTTATAGGTACTACACACGGAGACGGAGCAAAAGAAAATGATTTACCATTGCTTATGGCTCACGAGTCAGGAACTGACTGGTCTTCTTGTAAACACAAATACTTTTACATTCATCACATTCACCACAAGCGTTCAAAAGATATCATGGGAGTTACTATCGAGGCTTTAAGAAGTCCGTCAGGAGCTGATTCATGGCATCACAGAAATGGATATGTGCATGCACCAAAGGCCGTTGAAGGTTTCTTGCATCACAAACTGCACGGGCAGATTGCAAGATTCAGCCACATATTTTAATTAGCGTATATATATGATAACAAGAAGGGGTCGTCAATCCCCCCGTCGACTCCTTCATCATCAGATATAAAATCATTTATATATGAAGTGCTCAGTAAATCAATGGGGTCCATTTTAGTGCATAAATATATCACCTGAAATTGTATATTTGGATCTGTTTCTGGAATCGGATGCACTGAAATAATCATAATAATAATAATTAGATACTATGAAGATAATCAAAATGGATGAATCTGTTAATGATTCAAAAGACTTAGAAGTTTTAATGGCAGAGAAAAAGAGAATAGAAGATTATCTTCAGTTGTTGCAATCTAAAATTAGAGCTATTGTATACAAGTATGATGTTGGGAAAGTAGACTACAGAAAAAAAGGCTAAGAAGGGTTATTTTTTCCCTTCTTTACCTTCTTTAGTTCTCTATACTTGATAGAGATGTTGATTAACAGATATGTTATTGACAATAGTGAAATCACTAAAGTTAATACCATATTAATGTTTGATAAATTAAGCATCTGCATAATATTTAAAGTGATTGCCCCTAGCGTACTTGGTATTCCTACCGAATCCGAAATCTTTAAAGGATGCTCCATTTATCTGTTAATTTTTGCAAATATATTACTTCTTGGTTGATTTACCGTTACGCCCGTTCCTAGCTCTATTTAACCTCTGGTGTTCCATTTTAAGTTTACCTGACTTAGTATGGCTCATATCTTTATTGTCGCCGTTACCATAAGTACCAGCCTCCCTGTTTGCTCTGTTTAGTTCAACTCGATACTTCTTCTGTTTTTCAGAAGAGCTATACTTTTTATCGTATTCCCTTTTTCTCTTTATTGAGCTTGGGCTCCAGTTGAGACGCAGATAGCTCGGATGCTTTCCAGCGTTATTGTTTCTAGGCATATGTTACCAGGTTGTTCGGGTTTGTTATTTACCATTTTTTATATAATTCAAGCTCTTCTTTAAGAACTTTAATTTCTTTTTCTTGTCTACTTACTTTTCTATCTGATATAACTAAAGATATAAAAAGATAAACGATTAATAGTATCATACTTATGAATATTGCTCTAGGTATCATGATAATAATTGATGATACTCTTTGAAGTGTTTAATTCTATCAGGAAGTCCTATGACACCGCCATTAACTCTCTTTGTAATCTTTGTTACTACATCTTCCGATGCGCCTTGGTCAGATATAGCATTTAAACCATTCTTAGACCAAAACCATGCAGCAGAAAGAAGAGGGTATTTTGTAGAAACTAAATCAGGGTTAGCAATTATATCATCATCAACAGATTTGTCGAATGCTGTATAGTTGCTTCTGCCTGTCAATTGAATATAACCTCTCCCTCTAAATTTAAAGCCATCTCCACTCGCTTGATTCCCGTTGCCCATTCTGTTTGCGTAAACTATATTAGCAATCTTTTCAGGCTTACGTTCAAACTCTTTGGCACTTATTGGAGTAAAATACTTCTTGAATATATTAGTCAATCCCTTTGCGCTATAGTTTAGGTTTTCAGCAGTTGCCCTGAATCCACCTGATTCATGTCCTGTTTGAGCTAAAAAATGAGCCAAACGCAACGGAGTATTCACACCGAATTTTTCAGAAACTAATGGAATCTGAGCTATTACAGAATCTGGTATATGACCTTTTAGCTTATCTAGTTTCATTACTGCTTTTCTTTTAAGTTTTTGTTACCAAATACAGCTTCTACTCCTGTAATGCCACACATAGTCATTGCGGTATACATTAAGCCATTGAATACAATAGGTTCGATAACAAATGTAACACCTGCCACACCTGTAACGATGTCTGCTAGTGCATATAGAACCATTAATACAAATGATACAAAACCTAGTACAGCCTTTTGATTTACGTCAGACTTGTCACTGAACATTCTAAGTAAAAACTCTTTCATATTATTTAATTTTCCAATATAATGACGCATTTACAAATGGAACTTTGTTTATGTCCACACCTGCCCCTACGCCGTAAATTTTATCACACTTCGTTTTTATGAGAAAATTGGCTTGTACGTTATTCACAAAGTTAACCTTATCAAACGAAGCACCCAAACCCCAGAATATCTGCATTTTAGGTAACTCCTTAACAATAGTTGTCTCTTTGATAGTACGCTCTTTTACTTTAGCGTTGTATAATCTGCTAACAATAGCATTCTTGCTGATTGTATCTGTAATAGCTACGTATCCTAGTGAGTCATTGAGTAGTAAAGTATCCTTGTATACATTCTTTGCATAGTAATGCATCAAGATAGCCATTGTATCAATAGGCTTATCTACAGGAATAGTTACATAAATGGTAGTATCGTGGTAGATATCTTCCCCTTTTACCTTCTTGATGGTTACTTTGTCGATATATGTAGTATCGATATCATGTTTAATAACCTCGTATGGTTTACCATTTACATATTTGATTGTAGGAGAAAATGGGTTATGAACACCATTTAACTTGATGTATACCGCCAAGGCAACTATCATAAAAAGACCAACTACTTGTAATGTTTTCTTCATTGTTTTATAATTTAACGCAAATTTACAAATTAAATCTAGAGCCTACCAATAGTCCAATTGTCTTGCTAGGACCTCCCATATACTTAAGATTGGCACTTATCCTGAACTTCTTGGATAAAGCCAAGTCAAACGTATTCCCAAATATATAAGATATCTGCTTATTGACCCCTAAGTCCCTAGACCCCATAGCATACGATACAGGAGCTCCCATTAAAAAGAACTCAGGTATTATCGTAATCCTACGATTAATAACTATAGCTCTCATACCAAACAACGTAACAGAGCTCATAGTAAATATTTGTTTAGCTGTTTCAGATGGTATTCTCATGCCTATAACAGCTAGATTGTACCCTAAAATGTAGGATTTAACCATCGTTACATAAGAATACGCCCCTATATGCGTGAAACTCCCATCATTGTAAGCCGTTGTATAAGAGTAGGTAGATATGCCACATAATTGGTTGTCTTTAAACTGCATCTTAGAATACCTGCTAGATAGGGCAAATTGCTTCAAATTTGACCATATAATTGCCGTAGTGCCGTAAGACACATCTCCAGCTAAAGATGACCTAGAAAGGCCTAAATTAGCCATTAAATTAAAGTCTCCGTCAATCACTTGAACAGAACTTAAATCAGAAGAGAAAACTATTGGCGTCATTGCCGCTTTGTTACCCCCTTTCTTCTTCTCTTCTTTCTTTTCTTCCTTCTTATCCTCCTTTTTCTCCTCTTTACTATCCTCCTTAGATTCAGATTTAGACTCCTCTTTGCTTTCGCTTTTAGACGAACTTTCTTCGCTTTTTGATGAGCCTCCTTCGCTTTTAGAAGAACTGCCCTCACTTTGTGACGAAGATGAGCTAGAACTACCCCCACTTTGTGACGACGATGACGATGCAGCTGGTGCGGGAGGCGGAGTTGGTGGCGGAGGAGGTGGAGCTGCTGCTGCTACACTTGCTGCTACCGCATTAGCGACAGTCTGTGTTGCTACCTGTGTAGTTACTTGAGCCACAGGGCACGGGGCTGCATATTCAGCATATACCCGATTTATCCACGCCATCAAATTGCCATTAGATACATCTGCCGATGTAAAGTATCTTGACTTACCCATAAACACTATAGTGGTTCCTTGCATAGGGACTACAAATGTTGTAACCTTCTTAGTGCACGGATCTACGAAAGTGCTCGTAATTATTTGAGAATACGAGAATATTGGTAGTAATACTACTGATATGTAAAGTAAAATAAACTTATTTCGTAAAGACATTCTTTTTAACCATTCTACTTAGGATGCGAGCGCACGCAATATCTAGCGCTTTTTTAGTTGCTGTTCCTATGGTAGATTGATTAAATTTAACTTCTGATAAGTTAGCGTCGTTTAACAAACTTGCTTCCCTAGTTGTCTTTGCTTCACCAAGACCAGAAGCGGCAATAATTTCCCCTGTTTCTGCGTTAGTAAATCTAACTTGTAGACCTATACGAGTAACTACAGTTTCCTTTATTCCGTCCTTTACCCTTATTTCTTCATCTTCAGATACGCTATAGTCATAACATTCTATCTCAACAAAGTAATGAGCTAGTCTAATCTTTCCTCGTCCGTCCAACTTATCTTGAGTGATTCCTGATTGGCTCGCTTGGAATTGCTTAACCATTCTATTCTTAATCTCTGTCTTGTCTTCTGTAAACGTGAATCTGTTGAGGTTTTCAAGATATTCCAGCGTGATATTAGCGACGCCAAGGCCGACCCTTTTCTCTTTGAGCTCAGGGTATTGTTCATACATTTCATCTGATATTCCGCATTTAAGTATTTGTATTGGTATAGTAGGTCCGTCATAATCCATAAACTGACTTATATCAATCTTTGTCTCAAACGAAGCCTTGTAATTCTCTGTAGTTGTTTTAGCAACCTGAGCTTGTAACAAATTTGTATATAAAAATGTTACAAAGAATAATATTTTTTTCATATATTAAAAGTTAATACCTAGTCCAAAAGTTGTGCTATTGATTACAGGATCATAATCAGCCTTGATTGTGAAATTTTTATAATCATGCAGAGCCCCTACTTTAATTGTAGTAAATCTATCTAAATACTTAGGGAACGTAATATATCCTATATCGTCCTTACCTCTCCACTTTACATCTTCACTAATGCTGCCAATCATAAAATGTATACCTGTTCTTTTGATTCTTTTACCTGCCCCAATATAAAAACTATTCCTTTGAACTAAATCTCCAACCAATGGAAAGTCAACTTGGGTTATGCTTCCGAATGGGTAAAATGTTGAGTTGTCTCTTTCTACGCTTGAGTTATACTCTGCTATAAGATAAGCTTTCCCACCTACTGTAAAGAATCCACCTAACTGATTATCTTTTGTCTTTTGAATACCAAAGCTTATTATAGGCTTCTTCCCTCTAATAGTATCTCTTTTACCATCCTTGTAAACATATATTCTTGCAGGTTGTCTGTATCCGAAATCATTCCAATACCAACTAGGCTGCCAGAACCACCAATTTGCTCCAAATCCAGGAGCTCCCCACATATCCCATCTATTCCAACCCCAACCCCAACCATTTCCTAGCCAAGGGTCGTTGACGATAATATTTGAACCTGGTTTTGTTTCTATAGGTCTATTAAACTCTCTTGGTGATTCGTCTCTCCATCTGCTGATATTGTCTCTTTGAGGCATTGATTGTTGAAACGATTGAGTGCTTCTTTGCATTTGAGGCGCTCCGCCTCCTCTCCAATTACTAACTTGTGAGAAAGATAATATTGGAAGTAAAAATAGTAGTATTGGTAGGTTTTTCATTATGCTTTGTTTTTTAATAGTCCACAAATTTGACATTCTAATTCTCCATCATTATCTGCATCTCCCCATTCATGCTGACATTGCCTGTGTGCGTGAAACTCGAATTCTAATTTCTCCATTTCTTGCTCATGCTCTTGCTTGTCAACTTCCATAGCCTGTCTGTGCTCCTGCTCATCTTTATTTAAATCATAGTTCTGTTTGTTTTCTACAACAGCTAGCTCTCTTGCGGCTTGAGCACCTGCAACAAAGGCATCAGGAATAGCGGGAGCAAATGGCTTATTGGTCTCCTTCATATCATTTGCATGAGAAAGAGATACACCATCTTCTTCGTCCATTTTTTGAACAAGTAACTTATCCTTATCTGCGTCAGAGTAATAGTAGTCTATAATCTTATTATAGCTACCGCTAAACACTCCGACCAATAGTAACAATATTTCTCTTAGTCCTGCAGGAATTTCAATGCCTATCGCTACTGCTACAAATAACCCTAGCAATATAAGAACAAATATCCCTAGCACGATGGCTGTTACATACCATCTTTTCTGCATCAAATTGTTTAACAGGTCTTTAAAACCTGATTGCTGTTTGCTGTCCATATGTTATTTATTATTTGTTGATTGTGTTTTATAATTGCAGAAGTCTTTAAACCAGACCTTCTGCTTCTCATTGGTTTTTTCTTTTTCTGTGCGTTAGCCATATATTACCATTTAGGAGCTTCTTCTTTGAACTCGTCGCCTTCTTTTTTCTTATTCTTTTCAGGTTTAGCAGCTGGTTGTGCTGCAGGTTTTTCTACAACTCTTTCTTTAATAATAGTAGTACCACCACTAGCTTGTTGAGCTTGTTGGTTAGAGTTAGTAATATTGATTACAGGAGCTGGTGCAGGAGTAGCTTTATCGTCGCTTCCACCACCAAATAATGTTGATCCTAACCAAGCACCACCTGCTGTTACAACTGTAGCCAAAGTACCTACAACGGTTTTTTTTAGACTAGACATTGTGCCTTCTTGTTGTTCTTCTGACATAAAATTTATTTTATAATTATAGGGTATTTAACTTCTTTCCCATCAATATCTATAAAAATAAGATCATAATCTTTCTTTTCCAAATTTGATAGGTCTAATATTTTTGTTGTAACATCGCTAGATGCTGTAAATCCTTCTTTTTTAACAGGCTGGTCTGAGCCAAATGGAACTATCTGAATAGAGTATTTTGACCCTGCAGTAGTTCCAAATTCAGCCGTAATTACGTTAGCTGATTGCTTGATAGACTTGATAGATGTTGAAGTTGATTTAACGCCTAAATCAATCACTTCTGGCATTACTAAATCTATTTTAGTGCAAGCCATCATGATAAGCGTAACGATACAAACTAAAATGAACTTGTTTTTCATATTAAAAATTTTTATAACCTGTTAGTTTTATTTGAGTAGAGTTTAAGTTAATTCCTAGCTGATTGCCTTTATCATCACTAGCGTCCATTATCTGAGATACTCTGATAGAAGTTAGCATATTAACGCCGCTTTCTTTTGCAGAGAATTTAAGCTTAAATGGAACGCTTTCTCCTTTAATTGGAATAGACTTTGTTTGGTCTAAAGAACCAAACTTAACTCTGCCATTCTTACTATCTGCAAAGATATACCAAGAATTAGGAACATTGGCAACTAGCTCCTCAAATTTTAATTTAGACTCATCGAAAACAAACTCAAATTGAAGTCCGCTCATATTAGCCCCATTTGTATTTACAGACACAGGTACCTCAATGCTGTTAGATGTGATTGTCATGTTAGATAATGTAACATCTATAGCAGATACATTGTTTGGAGTATTGATAAATCCATTTGTAGAATTAACTTGAATAACAGGAGCTCCATTTTCAGACAATACAACCCTAGATGAATGAGACCTGTTTACGTCCCCCCATAATAGATATTTTAAATCTAGGAACTGATTTGTGCCTAAAGCACCTGTTTTAAATATCGTTCTAGGCATTGTGATATTTTTCCAATTTGACGCTGTAACAGACCCCCAAGAATTGCTAGGATTAACATTGAATTGGAATTCAGCCTGTAAAGCATAGTCAGTATTGGCGTTATTCATATTTCTGATACTACCCAAGAATACTGAAGTGCCGTCACTTACTTTTTGCATGTTAGAAGGAACTTTAAATGAAGCCCAAGCCGCATCTTCGCTAACGTATTCAACAGGACCAGAATAAATATCAAATATCTGTAAGCTCTTTATCTGATTAGGAGTAATACCTGTGCCTACAAATTCTCTCATATCCACAAGTACTTTAGCAACTCCTTGACCATATCCGTTTGGAGTAACTATGCACCATTCTGTAACTCCTGCCATAGTTGTACCATCATTGGCCATCCATGTAGGAATACTCATATATCCGCCACTTCCAATCGTATACTGACTAGGTAATGCAACTAGCGTATCTAGTCCTGCAATTTGAGCAAGCAATCTAGGTAAATCTCCTCCATCAATCTTTTGGTTTCTGTTGATGTCGGCAGCATACAATGATTGACCTGTCTTTAAGTTTTTACCATTTGAACCATCTAAGCCCATGCTAGTAAATTCGCTTTGAGCCGTGGTAAAATCGGATATTGTAATGGCATTATTGTATATGCTATATAGCTTATCCATTTCATACATAACAGTAACGTCATATACTCTATTAGCAGCCAATAAAGATTGATTAATATCTACATCTCCTGAAGACGTTACATTGAATAATTGACCCTGATTTGTAAGCGTATCTCTAAAAGAAACTCTTATAGAAGATAAGCTTTGTAATGCAGAACTTAAATCTACTTTAGCTGTAACAAACTTGCCAAAGTTCTGATTCATATTAACAGTAGTCAATAATGGAGTTTCCATAATAGTAGGCGTTTCTACGCCCTGGCTAGTCCAGCCTGCTACAAAGTTTAATTTAATAGGATTGAATGTGTATGCTGTGCTTGTAGTCCTAAGTCTAAATTTAATTACAATCAATCTATCGTAACCAGTATACGGCATAGCTGATGTAGTAGCCCAAGTTAAAGTAGCTCTAATAATTGCATTATCTCCGTTAGCTCCATTGAACGTATAGTTCTGATTTTGGTAGTTTGTAGTACCATTAGACGTGCTATTCTGTGTATTTGAATTCCACGTATAGTTAGGATAATTAGTCCAAGATAATTGTATATTAGAGCCCTGTGGCAATACTCCACCATTACCACCTGTGCCCGTATGATTTATAGATATGATTTCAAAGTTCTTTTGGTCATACATGACATCAAATAGCAATTGCTTGGTATTACTATTACCATTGCCATTTGCCTGTATAATGTAATCGAACTCTCCACCTCTGTTTAGAGATGTTCCACCTACGGAAGATAGTGCCCTGAATTTAATTTGAGCATCAGAATATGTCACAAATATTTGAAAAATTGTGACAAGAAATAATAATTTTTTAATCATAATAGCTTGTTAACCAATGAATTACACGACTTTTTAATTGCTGTGCTTAGATTCTGTTGGTTAAACTTGCCATCGTTACTAATGATGAGCGTTGATGTTGATACTTCTGTTGCTTGTTCTTCTACGATACACTCTTTAGATTTTTTACCATCTCTAATTATATATCCTTTCATTCTTATTACAACAGCATTATCGTCCTTATGAAATATGGATAAGTTACTCTTCGTGCTTAACACATCCATATAAATAAGTTCTGCAAATATCTGATTTTTTGAGCTAGGAGACAAATTGTATCCACTCTCTTGCAGATACTCTTCTAGTATATTCTTGACTCCGAACTCTAGTTTTCTATTCCCGGCCAAAGGACCTATTTTTATTGAGTTCTTTACTTCCGCAACTACAATGTCTTGTGAATATGCAAGTATAGAAAATAAGAAAGCCCCCAATGCAAGGAGGCTTTTCTTATATGAAAACATTTTTAACATATTAAATTTCTACAACTTGAGCTACTTCTGCAGTATCATCGTCGTCTTCAACAACTTTAAGTTCAGGGAACTCTAGACCCTCTACGAACCCTTCGAGAAAACTATATTTTTCTAGTCCTTCTGTAGAGAAAGTAAACCGATAGAACTCAAATTCTTCAGCTAATAAAGCTTTAACTTTCTTGTTAAGTTCTTTAAGCATATCTTTTGTATACTTATATCCTCCATTTTCATCTAATAATAAAGATCCATCTTTATCTGTATTAGCACAATCTAGACGAATGTCTTCCAACTTCTCATTATAAGTGTCTAAATGAGATTTTAGCTTTTCACCAATTTTTTGTAGTTTTTTAACGCCTTTGGTGTTTGCGTCAGCATGCTCTTTATTATTTACAAGAACATTTACTGCTCGAACTACATTAAGTAGGTCTTGATAGGTTTTTTTAACTTTTGCCATGTTTTTAGGTTTGTCTTACAAATATATATTAACTCTTACTTATAAGCAAATATTTTGCCAATAATTAAAACCTGCCATCTGGGCAAGCTTTTTCTTTTGGACTAAACACCTTACCCTTTAAAAGACAACCGCACATGCCACATCTATCAGCAAGCAATTCTTTTTTAATGTGCTCGCAAGAGTGACATATGCTGAGTCTATTTGCAGCTCTTTCACGCTGCTCATCTGTAGGGTTGAATGAAATAGCCCAAGATTTAATAATCTCTTCTATTTGATTCATAGTAATTATGTGAATATTAAGGAGCTACAGGGGCCTCTGGAGTTTGGTCTTCAGACTTAGTTAGTCCTAATTGCTCAAGAACATCAGCTTCTAGTGCTGCCCAATTAACGCCTGTTGATGTAACGCCTGCTGTAACAATAAGGGATTTATTAGCAAAGCTAGCTGAAGTTGACATCATGTTTACCCATACACTAACTTGTGTTGCAAATAATTCGCAATTTCCGCTAATGCTTACTTTGGTAACTGTTCCGATAGATGAACCATTAATTTCGATGCTTGCTGGTTCTACATAGATTGTTTTCATTATTTATTTATTTATTTTAGTTTACAAATATACTTATTATATCCTATTGAGATATTTTCTTTAAAACACGCTAATAGTAATATAGCCAACAATCCTACCATCAACAGATTATTGTCAAAACCTGAAAAGTTCTGAACAGGCTTAATTACGAATTCAAAATTATTAAGGTTGTATGATGAATCTACTACTGTTTCCATTTTATTTTATTATTTTGCAAAGGTAATTATTATATTAACTCGCAACGTCTTGATTGTACATTGCGGTTACTTCGGACCCTGAAAGCTCCCTAGAATATAATCTCACCACAACTATTCTGCCTGTATAGAATTCTGCTATATTAGTAGCCCCCGTTGCGTTGTACTGAGCACCAATAAGAAATAGCCCAGGAGCAGCATAGTTCATGCTTACCCCTAGAAAAGAAGACGTTATTAAAGAGCCATTTACATATAATCTTGCAGTTGACCCATCATAAGTCAATGTAGCATGTATCCAAGTATTCAATGAGAATCCGTATGCCAAGTCTACAAAAGTAGTGCCGCTACCTGAAATTCTACCATACAAGGTTGTCCCATTTATCCATAACTGATATCCCTGAAATGTTGTTGAGCCGTTAAAGTTAGTACCAGCCAAAATCATAGGATAAGAAGACTCTGTAGGATAAAACCATACATTAAGTGTTACCCTATTATTTCCGCTTGGTTCAGGAAATTCATAGTTAGGAAAGCTTACATATCTACCATTTTGATAAGTACCAAATGGGTTAGACCCTTGAAATTCAAAGCTAGAGCCATTCCATACAGGATTAATTGCAGACCTATTAGTAAGCGTGCCATGATTTCCATTGCCACTAATATCAAACCATGTTGTGCCACTTCCTGGGTATGAACTTGAGTTGTTTGCCCTTAAATGAAGAAGAAGGCCTGTATTGTACCCATAGAACTCACTAATAGCATCGGGAGTACTAAACCCAGCTAAGGAGCTGAGTGTTCTTAAGCTACCTGAACTACTTCCTAATTCTGTGCGTATAGCTCCAATACTTAGAGCTCCACTACTTGGTAATGGCATTTAATTCAGATTTAAGGTATTCAATTTGTTTTTGCTGTTCTTTGATAGCTTCGATAAACAATGCCGCAAGGTTACCATAAGCAACCGAGTAATGCCCTCTATCATCCTTACTTACTGCTTCTGGCAAAACAGCTAATACTTCCTGAGCAATAACTCCTACATGACGTTTATTTTGATTATCTGTATCGTTACGAGTAAAAGTCACACCACGTATAGCTTTAACTTTATCTACTGCATTGTCTACTAATTCTACGTTCTCTTTTACACGAGCATCTGAAAAAGCTGTAATGTCTTGAAAACAGAAAAAAGGATTTGTAGATACTACTGATTGAACTGATATTCCACTAGCATAGTCATGTCCTCCGTTTGCATTATTACCTAATACTACTTTACCGCCATACCACCCAACAAATATTGTATTACCAGAAGCTGATCCCCAACCAGTATTAGCATCAATATGTCTATTAATATAGACTTGACCATTTAGCGTTGCACCACCAGTAGTATGTAATACACCACTTGGTGTTATTCCACCCACAGTTGCTCCAGCAGCTTCAGAATAAAAATGAAACGATTCTGTTCCAACTAATTGGCCACTTGTTCTTTTACCTACATACCAACTACTACCTGATCCACCAATATAACGAACCATTGCTTCCCAACCATTACCAGGATTGATGGTAATATATTTGTGCATTGCTCCTGTTATTATTATTGGTTCTGATGATGTACCACTTATACTTACATTATTACTAGAAGAAATATTACTACCAGAAGAAATAGTACCTCCTGCATAAAAAGTACTTGGTGTACTAAGACCTCTTAAATCACTACTAATCCAAGAATATGAATCAGATTCTATAGCTGCAGTATAACCACTGCTAACATTCATTACGTTTTTATAGTAAGTACCATTTTGTATTTTTCTAAGTATTACTTGACCATAAGACCAACCAGAGCTTCCGTTACCAATAACAATACAATATTTACCATCTTTAACACCTACTCTTACAGGTTTATCAGTAAATCCAATAACTTGAGCTCCAAAATTATACCAGGCTCCATTCCAGTTATGTCCACCAACTATTACAGTTGCTGCATGATTTCCACTATATTCATAGATATCAATCACTGCATGAATCATACCATAGTTACCAGTTCCACCAGGAAACTTAATAACTACTGGTCCACTTGCACCACCACTAGCTCCCCAAACAGCATAAGGTCTACCAACTAAATTATCCTGATCAATTCCTGATGCTA